AATCCTAATGCACCTTATGGTTTTAAGGTAGTCCGTCATATGAGTGGTAATGCCCCAAGAGCAAACAAATATACTATTACATCAGGTCTAGCAGAAAACATTTTTACTGGAGACCTTGTAATTCTTACTGCAGATGGTGTAATCACACCGCATACTGCAACAGAAGTTAATAATATAGGTGTATTTGCAGGGGTTTCATACACTGCAAGTGATGGAGAATATGTGTATTCAAAATTTTGGCCATCAGGCACAGTTGCTACAGATATTGTGGCTTATGTGTATGATGACCCATACACTGTTTTTAGAATACAATCAGCAGGCACTCCTGCACAAACAGATGTTGGCTCAAATGCTGATGTCGTAGCAGGAGCAGGTTCTACAACAACAGGTCAATCTGGCTTTGATTTAAGTGGAACTATGTCTAATGGAACAGCAACATGTAAAATTATTGGATTGTGGGAAGACCCATCAAATAGTTTTGCTCAATATGCACAGCTTGAAGTACTCATTAATGAGCATATCCTCAAGCAAACTGCAGGAATATAAGGAGAGTAATTTATGTCTATGAATAGAGCGCAATTTGCTAAATTACTTGAGCCGGGATTGAATACTCTCTTTGGTCTTGAGTACGACTCATATCCTGCTGAATATCAGGCTGTATTTGATGCTAACACTTCAAATAAAGCTTTTGAAGAAGATGTATTATTAACAGGTTTTGGTAATGCACCAACAAAAGACGAAGGTGCACCAATATCTTATGATTCAGCTTCACAAGGTTTTACTGCCAGATATCAGCATGAAACTATCGCATTAGCCTTTTCAATTACTGAGGAAGCAGAAGAAGATGGATTATATGGTTCTATCGCTTCAAGATATACTAAAGCATTAGCTAGAAGTATGTCAGCAACTAAAGAAATTAAAGCGGCTAACATTTTAAACAATTCAACATCAGCAGGAGTTCATGCAGGTGGTGATGGTGTCGCTTTATTAAGTACATCACATCCAACTGCAAGTGGTAATCAAAGTAATACTTTGGCTACAGCGGCTGATTTATCAGAAACATCTATTGAATCACTTTTAATTCAAATTGCTGATATGAAAGACGATAAAGGTTTAAGAATAGCGGCACAAGGAACAATGTTAATTATTCCAACTGCCTATACCTTTACTGCTCAAAGAATATTAGATTCACAATTGAGAAGTGGTACTTCAGATAATGATATTAATGCATTAAATAATGGTGGATATATGCCAAGAGGTTATCACATTATGAGAAGATTAACTGATAGTGATGCATTTTTTATCAAGACAGATGTGCCTGATGGAATGAAAATGTTTCAACGTTCACCACTTAAAAGAGGTGTTGAAGGAGATTTTGAAACAGGCAATGTTCGTTACAAAGTTCGTGAAAGATATTCTTTTGGTTTTACAGACTGGAGAGGTCTTTTTGGAACAGAAGGTGCGGCATAATCGCAATACAGGGTGGGTTTAACAGCCCACCCATAATAATTAACCTTGACTACGAAAGTAGACAATAGCCAAGACAAGGAGAATTAACATGGCTAAATCAACATTTTCAGGACCGATTGTATCAAACAATGGTTTTATACAAGCAGGTTCAAATAATATTGTAGATATTACAGTAGATACAACATTAACATTTAATGACCATGCAGGTCGTATTATTGAAGTCAATGATGCAAATGGTGTCATTACACTACCATCAATTAAATCAGCAGAATTAGGTGCTAAATACACCTTTTTTATTGGCACTAATATGACAGGTAAAATCAAAACAGATGGAACAGACAAATATGTAGGCTCAATAATGGTTGCAGTAGATGATGACGCAAAAAAAGCATTTGTACCCGGTGCAACAAATGATGTTATTGATATGAATAATGGCACTAAAGGTGGTAAAGTAGGTTCTTATGTAGAAATAACTGCATTAGCAACTGCTGAATACATGGTGCAAGGTCTTTTAATTGGTTCTGGTTCAGTAGCAACACCATTTGCTGACAGTTAATAGGGAGGATTAAATGGCTGATATTACATCAAGCACTATTCTTTCTGAAAACACTAGAGAAATTGTAATGGCATTTCAATATCAATATGTAGATACTGGAAATGAATCTGCAGTAACTAAAGTTGATGTTTCAACATTACAAGCAAACGCAAATGGTGACTCATGTACAGGAGTGAAAATACTTAAATGCACATGGGTTGTTAAAGGCATGACTGTACAAGTCTTGGCAGGTGCTAGTACAAATATAATTATGCTTAATCTTGATGAAGGACAATCTGGTGAAGTTGATTATACTGATGTTGGGGGTTTACCAAATACCAAACAAACTGGCACAAGTCCAACTGGTGATATTAAATTTACCACCACTGGTGCAGGTGCAGGCGATTCGTATCAGATTGTTTTAACAATGAAGAAAAAATATTAGGGATAAAAAATGGCAACATCAGGAACAGTTGCATTTAGACCAAATGTTGAAGAGATAATTACAGAAGCATATGAAAGATGTGGTATTGATATTCAAACAAGAACTGGATATCAAGCCATATCTGCCAGAAGAAGTCTTAATTTATTATTTTCTGAATGGGCTAATAGAGGCATAAATTATTGGACTGTAACACAAAGAACTTTAAATCTAACAGCAGACACATCTTCTTATGATTTGCCTGCAGGTATTACTGATTTATTAGATGTTGTTATTTTTGATAGTGCTGATGCAACAAGAACAGATACTATAATAAATAGAGTTACAATATCCGAATACAATCAAATACCAAATAAATCAGATACAGGTAAACCAAATCAATATATGTTAGATAAAGGTAGACAATCAGGCTCAAACAATATTTATAAATTGTTTGTATGGCAAACACCAGATAGAAACACATATAGATTAAATTATTGGTCAATGAATCAATTAGAAGATATAACTGCATCTAATGAAGATACAGATATTCCTTATACATGGTCAGAATGTATTTGTGCAGGATTAGCTAGTAAATTATCTATTAAATATGCACCAGACAAATATGCATTACTTAAACAGATTTACAACGAAGCATTTGAATATGCATCAACAAATGATAATGATGGTGTAAGTCTAAAACTACAACCTACAGGATTAAATTTAAGATAATGGCTAGGTTTGCTTCAGGTAAAAAATCTAAAGCAATCAGTGATATATCTGGTTTTAAGGTACGTTATACTCAACTTAAAACAACTTGGGATAATTTAAGAGTAGAGCCAGAAGAATATAGCCCTAAACATCCACAATTAACACCTGCAAAAAATGTTGTAGATGCTACTGCATTATTTAATCCAAGACCAGATAATGACCCAGATAATGTAGAAATACAAATTGGTTTTACAAAAAATCCTTTTGTTTCAAGATTAGAGAGAAGTCAAACATCTATTGGAATACCTGCATTTGGTAGAATAGGGGGTTTTACACCAGAAATAAACCAAGACTCAACACCAAGTCCATCTGGTCAAAATGGAATTGGTAATATTGGTACTTCTGAAATTCAAGCACAAATTGAAGAACAAGGTGTTGCAGGTACAGGTGCAATAGGCACAGAAACCATACAATTTGATGCAGATGTAACATCCTCTGGTGTAACAGGCACAGGTGCAATAGGAACAGAAATATTAGAAGCAAGTATTACAGAAGTAGGTGTTGCAGGAACAGGTGCTATTGAGCCATTTGGTGTATCAGGTAATGGCAATGTACAACTTAAAGTAACAGGAACTTCTGGTGTTGCAGGTACTGGTGTTGCAGGTGCAGAAATACCATCTTCTCAAGTCGTAGCAACAGGTGTTGCAGGTACAGGTGGAACAGGTGTTGAAAGTGTTGAATCAGATGCTGTGTTTGATGAAACTGGTGTATCTGGTACAGGAGCTATAGGAACAGAAGTACCATTAGCATCTATAGATGAAACAGGTGTTGAGGCAACAGGAAACATAGGCACAATTACACCAGAATCATCTATAATAGAGGTTGGTGTAGCAGGCACTGGTGCTACAGGAACAGAAAGTATTGAAGCAGATGTTACTATAACAGAAACTGGTGTTTCAGGAACAGGTGCAATAGGTGATTTTATTACATTCTCTGGCACTGACATAGGTGTTACAGGAGTGGCAGGAACAGGAACTACAGGCACAGAAATACCACTTGCATCTATAACAGAAACAGGATTGGCAGGTACAGGAGCAATTGGTACAGAAGTGCCAGTCGCATCACTAACTGAGACTGGAGTAGCAGGTACTGGTGCTGTTGGTTCAGAAAGTATAATTGTTGATTGTACAATTACAGAAACTGGTGTCGCAGGTTCTGGTGCAATAGGCACAGAAACACCAGAAGCATCTATTACTGAGACAGGTGTAGCAGGTGATGGTTCTATTGGAACAGAGGCATTGGAAATTAATGCAGTTGAAACTGGAGTAGCAGGTACAGGTGCAGTTGAAGGATTTGGAGTATCTGGTAATGGTAATGTTCAAATCAACGTCACTGGCACATCAGGTGTAGCAGGTACTGGTGAAATAGGAAATGAAGTATCATCCTCACAAGTAATTGAAACTGGAGTAGCAGGTACTGGTGCTATTGGAACTGAAAGTATTACTGTAAACCAAGAGTGGGGTAGTGGCACTTGGGGTGATGGAACATGGGGTAATTAAATGAATTTTACACAATTAGAAACAAACATAAAAAATTTTATAGAAGATGATTCCACAGAATTAGATACATCTATACCAGAAATAATTAAACAATCAGAAAATATGATATTTGCTAGATTGCCTAATTTACCATGTTATAGACAAACAAATACTGGTAATTTTTCTATTGGCACTGCCACAATAAATGTAGCAAATGCTAGAATGATTAGACAAGTACAAATAACAACATCATCAAGCAATGTTGTGTATTTAAAACATAGAACAGACAGTTATATAAAAGATTTTAGACCTAATGTTACAACACAAGGAGAACCAGAATTTTATGCTACAAAAAAAGCTACAACTTCTGGAATACAAGTGTTAGTAAGTCCTGTGCCATCTGCAACTTTGGCATTTGAGATTGATTTTATAGGTTTAGAAACAGGATTATCCACCTTGAACGCAAATAGTTGGATAGGTGATAATGCAGAGCAAGTTTTATTATCTGCGTGTCTTTATGAAACTTCTACTTTTCTTAAGGCTCCAGATACTGTAAACTTGTATAAACAGCAATTTGATGAAGCAATAGCATTGTTTCAACAAGAAATGCAACGAAACTATGCGAGTGAATACGAAGGAGGCATATAATGGCTATCACACAAGCAATGTGCACCAGTTTTAAATCTGAGATTCTTCAAGAAGGACATCAGATGGCTACTGACACAATAAAATTAGCATTGTTTACAAGCAGTGCAAGTTTAGGAGAAGGAACTACAGCTTATTCTACCAGTAACGAAGTATCTGGAACTGGTTATACAGCAGGTGGTGTTACTTTAACAAGTACAACTGTTTCAACATCAGGTACAACAGCTTTTTTTGATGCGGCAGACCCAGAATTTACAAGTGCATCATTTACAGCTAGAGGTGCTTTGATATATAATTCATCTAATAGTAATAAAGCTATCGCAGTTTTAGATTTTGGTGGTGATTTTACAGTATCATCAGGAACTTTTAAGATAGTTTTTCCAGCGGCAGGAGCTAATGCAATTATAAGGATTGACTAATGGCAACATATGTAAACAATTTAAGGCTAAAAGAAATAGCCACAGGTGCTGAATCTGGCACTTGGGGAACTTCTACAAACACTAATCTTGAACTAATTGGTGAAGGATTAGGTTTTGCCACTGTTAATATAGCATCTGATGCTAATGCTACAGAAACTGTTGCAGATGGTTCAGCAGATAATGCTAGAGCCATGTATATTAAAGTTACTTCAGCAACTCTCACAGCTACTAGAACTTTAACTATTGCACCAAATACAATAAAAAGAGTGCATATTATTGAGAACGCAAGTTCTGGTTCTCAAGATATTATTATAAAACAAGGTTCTGGTAGCACTGTAACAATACCAAATGGTAAAACAAAAGTTGTTTATCTTGATGGTGCAGGTTCTGGTGGTGCAGTTGTTGATGCTTTTACACATCTGTCCACTACAGATTTAAGTGTTGAAGATGATTTAAGTCTTACATCTGATAGTTCTGTAATTAATATGGGTGCAGGTAATGATGTTACATTTACACATGATGGCACAACAGGATTAACTATATCGGCAGAACCAATATCTATTGATGCAACTGGTGAATTACATCTTAATTCAACTACTGGTGATATTAAATTACAAGATGGTGGAACTGACCAAATTACTTTTGATTTAGATGGAACAGCAGGTGAAGTTATAATGAAACCTGCAGTAGATTCTGATGATTTAGTTATATCACAATATGATGGTACAGAAGTTATCAGAATAGAAGATAATGCAAGTCTTGGATTAGTTGGTAATAAATTAAATATTGCTAATTCATCAAGTGATGTAATCATTAAACCACTTACTGATGCAAAAGATATTATATTTCAACAATATGATGGCACTGCAGTAATGACAGTTGAAGATAATGTTTCATTGGCTATAAATAATGATGTTACAGTTGCAGGTAGAGGCACAGGTACTCAAACAACAGATAATGATGGTGATTTTGATTTAAGTGTAAGTAACTTTTTTAAATGTACACCATCTGGTAATATCACATTAACATTTAGCAATCCTGCAGAAGGACAATCTGGAACTGTTATGTTAGTAAATAGTGGTGGTCATACTATATCAGCACATGCAAGTGTGGCTATTAATGCAGATATATTAACAACATTAACAACTGCAGGAACATATATGCTTAATTATTATTGTTCTGCATCAAGTGGTGATAATACAATATTAGTAGGTGCTACAGGAGCTTTGACATAAAATGAGTATACTTCCTGCATCTGGTGTTGGAGAAGTAAGCACTGGATTTTATAATGATGTGGCAACACAATCATTAAGAACAGAATATGGTGATTCAAATTATTTTTATTACACTCCAAGTGCAGGTGATAGAATGAATGGGTCTTTTAGTATATGGCTAAAAGGACAAAATCTTAGTGATACAGCATATGGAAGATATTTTTTTCAGAATTATGGTGGTGGAAGTGAATCACAATTTAGTTTTATTCAAATCAACAACACTGGTAATATGGCTTTTGGTGGTTATGGTGTAAATTATTTTGCAAGTAATGCTGTTTTACGTGATGAAAGTAATTATTATAATTTGTTATGGACTTGGGACACTACAAATGGCACACAAAATAAAAGACAAAGGGGATATATTAATGGTGTTGAATTAACATCTATGGGTAGTGGCACACGAAGTGGTGTTCGTCAAGAATTAGGTTATGGTGGTAATTTTCAACACAATTTTTTAGCTAATTATTATCCACCCGGAGGAGGTTCAGATAGTTATGTAACAGGTTATTCATCTTATGCTTGTTATGTAAATGGATTTGCTTTAGACCCAACAGCTTTTGGTGAGACGAAAGACGGAGTTTGGATTCCTAAAAATTATGAAACCAAACCATCTTTAATAGCACAAGGCACAGGAACAGCTATTGGTGATTTAACAGGTCAAGGTGGATTAGCAGGTGCTTTTAATGGCACAAGATTTCAAGCATATGCTAGTGGTGCGGCAACAACTGGCAGTCAAGCTACAGGTTACATAGGTAAAAATTGGGGAAGTTCAAAAACAGTAACAGGTTTTATTTTGTATTCTCCAACTAATTTTGGATTTGTTGGCAGTGGTGGAAGTACATTTACAGTTAAACTTTATGGTAAAAATGGAGCACCATCTAATGCTACAGATGGAACTCTTTTATTTACTTCTTCATCTGTAAATGACAATCTAATAAGCACGAATGGTGAAAGAGGTGCAATTAAATATTTTGCAGATACTACTATTACATCTGAAGAAACTATTAGCAGTTTTACAACAACAGCTTTCACTTATCATTGGGTTGTGATAACACCAAATACATCTGAATCTGTACATGTTGGTCAGATAGAATTTTATGAAGATGGCAATACTCATTTTGGCACTGGTGGATTTAGATTAGATTTTAATGCATCTGATTTAAACACAACTGGTAGTTCAAGAACAGACCCATATGGTTCTGGAACAGACCAACCTAATAATACAATTGCAGATGCATCTGGTTCTGGCAATCATTTAACAAAAACAACAAATATTTTATCAACTGATTTTGTATTAGATAGTCCTGAAAATAGTTTCTGTGTTTTAAATGCTGGAGGAAAACAAAGTGCGTCTGCACTGTCAGAAGGTAATTTAAAAGCAATAATCACAAGTGGTAGTAATAGTGGGAGGACACCTGCAACTTTTGCTGTTAATAGTGGAAAATGGTATTGGGAAGTAAGACAAAGCAGTTCAAATAGATTTGCAATGGGTGTATTTGATACTGAAAAATATATTATGGCAAATGAAGATGGTGGTGTTGACCAATATGAGTGGGTTCTTGTTACAAATGATAACAGTGGTGCGGCACAATTAGTCAATAATAGTAACTACACAAGTGGTTATGGAGGAACTGTAGCAGACGGACATGTTGTAATGGTTGCTCTTGATGTAGATAATGGTGCTATATGGTTTGGTAAACAAGGCAGTTGGTTTAATAAAGGAACAAGTGATAATTCTGCTACAGTTAAAGCACAGATAGAAGCAGGAACAACAACAAATGCGGCATTTACAGGTGTTACTGGTAGATTGACACCTTCTTTTGTAAGACAAACATCTAATAATACATTGAATGTTAATTTTGGTTCAGATGATACATTTGCAGGTAATGAAACTACAGCAGGAAATACGGATTCTAACGGCATTGGTAAATTTCAGTATGAACCTCCTAGTGGTTTTTTAGCTTTGAGTTCTCAAAATTTACCAGATTTAACTATCAGTCCTGCACAAGACACACAAGCCGATGACCATTTTAATACATTTTTATATACTGGTGATGGTACAAGCGATAGAAATATTGCTTTGAATACATTTACACCAGATTGGAGTTGGAATAAGGGCAGAAGTCAAGTAACTCAACATACTTTAATAGATAGTTCAAGAAGAAATGGTGATAATTTTCCAAATCTGCATACAAACACTACAGATGCAGAAGCAAATGACACTCATCCTAAGATTGTAACAAATGGTATTCAAGTATCAGGAGGATTAGATAATAATAATGGAACAACTTTTGTTGTTTGGACTTGGAAGTGTGGTGGCTCAACACCTGCCAAAACATATAAAGTTGTCGTTGTTTCTGATGGGGGAAACAAATATAGATTTAGAAATTCAGCAGATAATGCAACATTTGCTCAAAGTGCAGTTACTTTAGATTTGCAAGAACTTGGAACATATACGTTTGACTTATCTGATAGTTCTGTAGATGGACATCCTATGAAATTTAGTACAACATCAAATGGTTCTCATGGTGGTGGAAGTACATATTCAACAGGTGTTGTTTACAAATTGGATGGAGTAACAAAAACTGAAAGTGATTATGTTAGTGAATTTAATAGTGCAACAACAAGACAAATTATAATTACTGTAGCCAGTTCAGCACCAACTTTATACTATTGGTGTCATTATCATTCAGGCATGGGTGGTCAAATAAACACTAACACATCTTTTGGCTCAACAAACTTTGATGGTTCACTTCTATGTGTTACACAAACAAACGAAACATCTGGATTTAGTATTATAACTTATACTGGTACTGGTTCTTTAGCTACATTAGGACATGGATTAAATGTAGCACCAAGCATGGTCATTTTAAAAAATAGAACAGGTGGTAGTGTTCCAAATTGGGTTATAGGGCAAGACCAAAGTGGTTTTACTGGTCAATTGTATTTTGATGGAAATGCATTTAGCTCAAATAGTGGTTCATTTAATAATACAGCACCTACAAGTAGTGTTGTTACAATTAATACAGATAGCACAGTAAATCAAAGCACAAAAACTTATGTTATGTATTGCTTTGCCAACGTAGAGGGATATTCGGCGGTTGGCAGTTATACGGGAAACGGCTCAACTGACGGACCCTATGCATATCTTGGATTTAGACCGGCCTTCATTATGCTAAAAAGAAGTAATGATAGTGGTGGGTGGCAAATGTTAGATAATAAAAGAAATACATTTAATGCAGTAGATAGATATCTTTCTGCTAATGGAAATCATGTTGAAATAGATGGCTCAACTTTAAGTCCTTCAATTAATGTAGATTTTTTATCTCAAGGATTTAAAATTAGGTCAACAGAAGCAGTTTATAATAGTAGTGGTGGAACATTCTTATATTTGGCTTTCGCCGAACAGCCATTTAAATTTAGTAATGCAAGATAGGAGATAATAATGCCTTGGAAGAAAAAAGATGGAACTTATATCACAGAGGGTAAAACATGGGTATCTGATGATGGCACTCAACATCCTGCACAATGGTCAAGATGGTCAGATGATGATAAAAAAGCCAAAGGTTTAACATGGGAAGAAGCACCTAAATCTCAAGAACCTTTTGATAATAGATTTTATTTTGGGAGAAAAACAGATGGTTCTCTAATAGAACGCAGTCTTACAGATATAAAAGAAGTTGATGAAGATGGAAAAGCTGTTTTAGACGCAAATGGAAATCAAGTCATAACATTAGGTTTGAAATCTATTTGGATAACTCAAACAAAAAAAACAGCACAAGAAAAATTATCTAAACATGATTGGATGATTGTAAGAAATGCAGAAAAATCTACAGCTATTCCTAATGATATAACAACATATAGAGATACCATTAGGACAAAATGTGCATCTATTGAAACAGCTATTAATAATTGTAGTAATCTTGCAGATTTTACTAAATTATTTGATACACCTTCAGATGGCAATAATCCACCTATAAATGATTTTCCAGATGAGATTTAATAATGCCTCAAAAAAAATTACAGAAACAATCTATTTATGCAGAATATGATGAAGATGGAGATGGGATAGTTTCTGATGAAGAGTTAAATCATGTTACTGAAATAAAAAAATTAGAACATGATTTACGAAAACAAAGAGCGCAAAGAAGAATGGCAACTGCCAGTTTGGTTGGTATGGGTGTTTTTACTCTTGCTCTCTTTTTGGTGGATATTGATAGAGTTAAAGCCCTTTCAGATGTTTCTAACCTTTTTTATATTTCTGGTGCTGGTATTGTTGGTGCCTATATGGGTGCATCTGCTTTAATGAATAGGAATGGCAAATGAAACCTGCATTTGTTTTATTATGTTATTTAGCAGGAAATCCTGCAGGTATAATGCATTTAGCAAATATAAATAATTGTGTATATTTTAAAAAATTTTTATCAAATCAAACTATTAAAATTGGTGAAGAAAACAAAAACTATAATTGTTATTGCAAACTTGTCAATGTTAATGAAAATATGAGGTTATACTAATGATACAAGCATTAATAGGTCCTGCCACTAAATTATTAGGCAAATTTATTGAAGATAAGGACACAAAAAATAAATTAGCACATGATATTGCTACAATGGCTGAAAAACATGGTCAAGAATTAGCACTTGCTCAAATTGAGGTTCTTAAAGAAGATGCTAGAGGAAATTGGTTTCAATCATCATGGCGCCCACTTATTGGCTGGATTTCTGGTCTATCTCTTGGCATAAATTACATGGTGGCACCAATTTGTGCAGGATTTGGTGTTAATATACCTCAAGCAGATATGTCAGTAATGATGCCATTAATGTTTGGCATGTTAGGGATTGGTGGAATGAGGTCTTATGATAAGATGAAAAAAACGGACACAAAAAAATGATGTGTGAAAGATGTAAAGTAAACATGAATGAAACAGAAATAAAAGGTGTGTATAAATGCCCTATTTGTGGTGTAATAGATAATGATAGGCTAAAAAAGTGAATATAGAACAATTACGAGAAGAATTAAAAATTGATGAAGGTGTAAAATATGAAATATATTTAGACCACCTTTCCCTACCGACTTGTGGAGTGGGACATTTGATAAAAGAAACAGACCCAGAATATGATTTAGAAGTAGGCACTAAAATAGATGAAGAAAGAGTTAATGAATTATTTGATGAAGATATAAAAGTTACATTACAAGAATGTACATATCTATATGATGATTTTTATGATTTACCAGAAGAAGCACAATTGATTATTGCCAATATGATGTTTAATCTTGGTCGTCCTCGTTTAAGCAGATTTTTGAAAATGAAAAAACATGTTGATAACAGGGATTTTGTTTCTGCAAGCGAGGAGATGAAAAATTCCAAGTGGTATAGACAAGTAACTAACAGAGCAGATAGATTAGTACAAAGAATGAAGGATATAATTTGAGTTTAAGATTGTTAAAATTTAGACCCGGTGTTGTAAAAGATATTACAGAATATTCAGCAGGTAAAAATGGTCCATTCTATGTTGATTCAAATCTTGTTAGATTTGTAAATGGCTATCCAAAAAAAATAGGTGGTTGGCAAGAGGAAAATTATTTTAGAACAACATCAACTTCAACAACAACACTTGTGCAAGGCAAACCAAAAAAAATGATATTTTGGAGAAGTCTTGATGATGGTGCAGATAGAATTGCTTTAGGCACATCATCACATTTATATATTTTAAAAGCAGATGTTTTATTTGATATAACACCACTGAGAAAAACATCATCTTCATTATCAAATCCGTTAGCAACAACAGATGGTTCAACAACAATTACTGTAACAGATACATCACATGGCGCAGTTACAGGAGATTTTGTTGTTTTGGATAGTGCAACTGCTATAGGTGGCATATCTGCTGATACATTAAATCGTATTGAAGGTTATCAAATCACAAAAATTACTGATAACAGTTATTCTTTTGTGTCTCCAGATACTGCATCAAGTACAGTTTCTTCTGGTGGTGGAACAATGAATATAAAATATCTTATAGGCAACGCAGAAAATGTTGGCATTGAAAGTTCAGACCCTGCTTTAGGTTGGGGTGTTGGTGCATGGGGAGATGATACTTGGGGAACTGCAAGGTCAACTGCAACATCTGATGTGTCATTGGAAGCAACTCAATGGTCATTACAAATATGGGGAGATGATTTATTAGCATTAAATAGATTAGGTAGATTATATTATTGGGATACATCTGGTGGAGAAAATCAAAGAGCAGTTTTAGCTTCTAGTTTAGGTGGTGCATCAGGTGTACCTACTCAAAATAGAATGATGAGTATATCTTTTCCAGACAGACATTTAATATTAGCAGGAACAAATAATATAATTGATGGTGTTTTTGACCCTATGTTAGTAAGATTTTCTGACCAAGAAGATTTTACAAATTTTACTGTAACAGCCACAAATACAGCAGGTGACCAAAGATTAGAAGTTGGAAATAAAATTATTGCCATTACACCTACTAAAGATGAAACTTTTATAAATACAGATGAAGCAGTTTATGGCATGACATTTACAGGTCCACCATTTACATTTTCATTTAGATTATTAGCTGTAAATTGTGGTGCTGTTGCGATTAATGGAACGATTAGTGTTGATGGCAGTGTCTATTGGATTGGTAAAAGTAATTTTTATTTCTATAATGGTAATGTGCAAGAGTTACCTTGTCCTGTAAAACAATTTGTATTTGATAGGATGCAAATTAGATATCAAGACAAAATTCATGTAGGACATAATAAAAAATTTAGTGAATTAACATGGTATTATGTAAGTACAGCTAATGAAGAGGAATCAAATCCAGAGCCAGATAGTTATGTAACATATAATTATCAAGAAAATGTATGGTCTATTGGTTCTTTACAAAGAAATACTTGGTTAGATGCTACAGGATTTAGAACAGTGCCATTTGCATTTGATAAAGATGGTAGATTGTATAATCATGAAACAGGAACAAGTGATAATGGTTCTGCAATGAATTGTCATATTGAAACGTCAGAAGTAGAAATAGATGAAACTGGTAGTAGATTATACATGATTGACAAAATTGTGCCTGATGCATCAATGACTTCAGAAACAAATTTGTTAGTAGAATTTAAATCAAGAAAATATCCACAGGCTACAGAAATAACAAAAGGTCCATTTACAGTAACATCATCAACAAGAAAAGTAAGTACAAGAGCAAAAGGTAGACAAATAGCAATAAAATATTCAAGCACAGGAACAGATGATGATTGGTCTATTGGAGATTTTAGAATTAATGCTAGAGAGGACAGTTTAAGATGACAATAAGATTACCAACACCACCCACACCAATATCAGCACCTGCACCTGCAGAAGCTTTTTTGGGTAAATTCAATGCAACAATTGTTTTCAATCAAAATTTAATATCTGCATTAGAATTAAAAGAATTACAAAATAGCAATCAAATATTAACTGCTAATCAAGAAACTGAAGACAGAGCATCTGCAAAAGGATTTTTCTTTGCCTAATAATTATAAAAATGCAAAAGCAGATTTAACAACTACAGACAATACAACAATATATACTTGTCCTACTGCAACTCAAACAATTGTTAAAAGTATTCTTGTCAATGATGATAGTGGAAGTGGCTCAACAATAGATGTTACATTAACATCTGGCTCTGATGTTTTTTCTATTTATAAAACTAAATCTGTATCTGCAAATTCTACGGTTGAATTATTAACACAACCACTTATAATACAAGAAAGCGAGATTTTAAAAAGTCAAGCAGGAAATGCTAATAGATTACATGTTATTGTAAGTTTATTGGAGGTAAGTTAATGTCAGTAAACACATATGGTGCTTTAAATTCTAATGTAAATCCTAATGAAGAATTTTCATATGGTGTTTATCAATTAGAATCACAAAAGCCAGAACAACCATTTGATTTAAAATATTATGGCACACAATATATGCCAGTTTTAAATTGGGTTAAAACAATACAAACTGGCGAAAGAACATATAATCCAAATGATGAATTTGATAAAACAGCTTTAGACCAATATAAAAATTTAGTTAACCAACAAGGACAATCACCAGATTTCTTATCTCCAGACCAGATAGAAAAACAATTAATTAAAGATACAGTTGGTGCGATAGGAACACAATTAGGCGCTAATGTAGGTTCTGCAATGTTTGATACCACTTTTGATATATTACCAACAGGCAGTCAAACAGGTCTTACAACTACAGAAAAATTAACAGAAGGTTTAAAATCAGGTGTAGGTTTTGGAACAAAAACATTTACATTAGGTGATTTATCAGATAAAGGTTTTTCTAAATTTGCAGAATCAAAACAAAATTTAATTTTTAATCCTAAAATAGCAACAAAAGAAACAGCAGATAAATTAGGTTATGGTGATTTATTTGACCAAGCTGTTAAATCAGGAAACGCACAAGAAATACAAGATGGTGTTTTTGCATTTAAACCACAAACAACAACCACAAAATCAGATGCAGGTATGAAAGTAGGTGATGCATTTGCCACTTCTAAACAAACAACAGACACTAATATGGTAGGTGGTTTAGATGAAACACAACAAAATAGATATAAAGAAATAGCAGATTCTGGTTTTGAATCAAAAGGTCAACCATCAGAAAGAAGTTTTGGTTCAAGATTTACGGATAGAAAAAATATTGGTGCAGGTGTTGGTGCAGGTGTTACATCATTTTTTGTAGATTTAATTGGAGGGGATGACCCAGAAACTGCGGCTAAATCTGCTGTTGGAACAGGATTAGGTACATATATCGGTGCATCATTAGGTGGTCCTATCGGTGCGATTGTAGGTGGAACATTAGGTAGAGCAATTGGTGGTCGTGTTATTTGTAATGAATTATACAGACAAAATCTAATGACAAAAGAAGATGTTTTAATAGATTATCAATATACTTTTAAACATTTATCAAAACAGCATGTGATTGGTTATCATACATGGTCAATTAATGTTGTTCAAAAGATGAGAAAAGGTAAATATGTAAAGTTGTGGAAGCATGTTGCTCAACATAGATGCAATGAAATCAAATACATAATGGGATTATCTAATAAACCAGATTATCTTGGTAAAATCTACAGAAAGATATTTGAACCATTTTGTTATGTAATAGGTTATTTTAATAAACCAAAAGATTATTCTATTTTATATACAGGAGAAAATAATGGCACTTGAAGATATGGGTATAAATATGCCAGAAGAAGCAAAAGAAAATTTAAAAAAACCATCTGAAAGTATACAGATTGTTTTAATGTCAAGATTAGCAGAAATGACACCAGAAGAATTGCAAAAATTAGATTCTGCAATTACACCAGATGTTATGAGTGTTTTAATTAAATTATTACCAGAATTAGCACAATTGATTGAACAGATTGGTGGCATGGAAGAAAATCAGATGCAAGAAGAACCACAAAGACAATCAATGCCAGAAGATAATATGGGTGCTTTGGCTAATGTTACATGATTATAAGAAAAGCTACAATTTTAGATATTTCTGCATTAATTCATTTATTGTACACAATGCACAAGGAGACAATTATTAATATACCAAATATAAATTCTGTTAAATTAATCAATAAAATCAGTCATTTAATACATAATGGTTTAATATTAGTTGCTGAGAAAGATAAAACGATTGTTGGTAGTATTGGTGGTCAAATTGTTGAGGATTGGTGGTCAGATGAAAAATATATAGCTGATGCATGGTTTTATGTTTATAAAAACAATAGAAAGAGTACAATTGCTATAAGATTATTAAAAAGTTTTATGAAAATAACAAAAGAAGCAAAATTAAAATTAAGATTAGGACACATTTTTTCTGGAGATATGGATAGAAAAGATAAATTTTTTACAAAAATAGGTCTACAAAAAGTAGGCTCAACATTTATGGAGGTTTAAATGGGTGGTTTGTGTACTACATCAGCAACACCATTACCAGATTATAAAGAAACTGTCGGCACAACACAATTGCCCGGTTTTGTAGCGGCAGGTGGAAAAGAAATCTATGAACAAGCTAGGGAATTAGCATCAAGTGAAATGCCACAATTTGAGGGTCCTAGATTTGCAACTTATGGAACAGATGCAGAAGGTAATCCATTAAGATTAACAGAAAGAGAAAGAGCAGGTTTAGATTTATTAGCAGACAATACAGCCTATCAAGGTGTGTTAGATGATGCAACTGCAATGGCAGGAACATTAGGTCAAGGATATGAAGGTTTTGGACCATTTGATATGGACACAGCCAGACAATATCAAGATGTATATCAAACAGCTATTGACCCTGCATTGGAACAATTAGAGAGAGAACGACAACAAAGACAAACACAAAATAGTGCAGATGCTATAAGAGCAGGTGCATTTGGTGGTTCAAGATTAGGTGTAAGAGAAGCATTAACAGATGCAGAAATAGCCAGAGCAGGTTCAGATTTACGCAGACAAGCAGGACGAGAAGCATTAGAATTTGCATCACAAAGATTTGATTCTGATAGAATGGCAGATAGAACAGATTTTGAAACAGATGAAGCATCAAGATTAAGAGCTACACAGGAATTATCTGCATTAGCACCATTAACACAGGCATTACAAGAACAAGAAGCAAGTGGATTGTTAACTGCAGGACAAGCAGAAAGAGAATTAGACCAGAGAGCATTAGATACAGCTTATGGTGATTTTTTAGCACAATCTTCATATCCATTTGAAATGTTGAATTTTGCTTTAGGTGCTTTACAAGGTATTCCTTATGATACATTAACAAAACAAATGGCATCTGGCACACAATATTTACAACAACCAAGTATTTATGGACAAACATTAGGTGGTTTAGGCACTCTTGCAAGTCTATATGCATTAGGAACGAGAAAATCATAATGGCAATTGAAAGTACAGGTTCAGACAACATATTAAATTTACTCAAATCTATGGGTAATGTAAGAGGTGTTTCAGCCACTAACATGAATCAAGTTCAAGGTGGTGCATTACAAAATATTATTAATCAATTAGCACCTAGAAGAAAACCTATTGACCCAGCTTTAATTACTTTAATTGCATCAGCAGATATTGCTCAAAAAGCATCACAACCCGGTGCAACAGCAGTTGGCGCTATAAGTAGTGGTGTTGTAACAGGTGCAAGACAATATTTAGCTGATAAAGAGGCTCAAGAAAAACGAGATATGACACGAGCAACTTTAGGATTACAACTATTTGATAAATTTGGAAAAACAAGTGCTTCTAAAGAATATATTGCACAAGAACCTGTTACTATTAATGGTGTTACATACAAAAAAGGTGATAATCTTTTTCTTACACAAAAACAATTTAGTGTATTACAACCTGATGCTCAAAATAAATTAACTACTCAAATACCAAAAACAACAGACATAAAGATAATTGATGACCCTTTTGGTAGAAAGATTTACAAAGATGGACCACAAGCAGGTAAAAGAGTATTTGATGATAACAATAAATTTATTGATTACAGTATTAATGCTCAATCTAAAAATGATAATGTATCTACAGTTACAATTTCAGAAACAGACACAAAACCAGTTGTAGAATTAAATAAAATTCAAAAAGATAATTTAATGAAATTATCAAAAGAATATCTAAAATCAAAAGAAGTTAAAGATTTTCAAGAATTAGAACAAACATTTAATAAAGTATTAGTGTCATATGACCAAGCATATACTTTAGATGAACCAAAAGTTGCTGATTTAAGTATGATATTTGCATACATGAAAATGTTAGACCCTCGTTCTGTTGTTAGAGAAGGTGAACAACAACAAGCTCAATCAACATCAAGTATGTTTAATTATTTAGCTAATGTATATAATAGTCTTTTAGGTGAAGGTCGTTTAACTGATACACAAAGAAAAAGTTTTAGAGATGGTGCTTATGCATATTACGATAAACAAATTAGTTTATTGGATAATAAAAATACAAAAGAAAAATTATTTAGTAAAGCATTTGGTATAGATTCTGATTTATATTTAATTAAGCCAAAAAAATATGATGTAACAGGATATAATGTAAGAATACCAAGAAATATAAATTATGATTTATATATACAAAAAGAAGATGCAGATGATATTGGAACACTTAAACCAATACCAGAAGATGTAGATAAGAAATTAAAAGATTTTGTAAACAATTTAAATCTTTCACAATTGCAATTTATGCTAAGAGCAAAAAATGTAAAAAGTAATCCTGTAATTTTATTTGCAATAGAACGAAGAATTGATGATTTATTGGAGAATAGATGAGTGAAGAACAAATAAAAAGAATAGAAGATAAAGCAAAAAAATTAAATATCAAAAATGCACCTACAAAAGAAGAAGGTTTAAATAATTTTGATAGAATAAGGTTATTTTCTCAAGGTTTATCTATGAATTTTAGTGATGAAGCAATTGCTGGTTTTCAATCATTATATTCTGATAAATCTTATGATGAATTAATAAAGATTGAACGAGATTTAATTGAAAAAGCTAGAACAAAAGATGGTTCATTAAAATATGAGATTGGTGGAGCCTTGACTACTGGAATTTTAACTATGCCATTTACATTTGGCGCAAGTTTACCTGTAACAGGTGCTAGAGCGATGGCTATTGCAGGAACAAGTGGTTTAGTTTCTTCTGTTGGAGAAAAAGAAGGTGATGTTGTAGAAAGAATTGTTGAAAATCCAATTAATGTTGCAGTAGATACAACATTATCAGCAATAGCAGGTCCAATTTTTTCAAAAACTGTTGATGTAGGTGGAAAAGTTATAAAAGGAACTACAGGGAAATTAAAAAGAGCAATTTTAGGACAAATAGGCAAAAAAGCAGAAGATGAAATTGTAAGAATAGCCAATACTGCAGGAATACCAATAGAAGAAGTAATTGAAGAAGTTGGAAAAGGTAAAACATTTCCTGAATTAAGTCCTGAAGTTGCTACTGAAATAAGAGCTATTTATTCTAAAGGAACTGCTGGTGCAGGTCAATTAAGAGATTCATTGACTAAAAGAGAGGATAAAAATATTAAATCAGTTGTAGATACAACAATAAAAGGATTAGCACCAAAAAAAGGTTCTGCAAATATTTTAGATTTAGTTCAAAAATCAACAAAAGAAGTAAAAAAATTAGAGTCAGAAGCATACAATAAAATTTTTCAACAATATGATAATTTAAGTGATGAAAATTTAAATAATTTAGTTTTAAACATTGTAAATAGTTATGAGCCACAAAGATTGACAAAAGATGTAAACAGAATTTTAAAAGCAAAAGGGTTGCCAACATTGTTTGAAAAAACAAAAGATGGCTATATATTATCCAAAGATATTAATTTAGAAACTGGAGAAAGCATATATAGAATTATCAGAGATAAAGCTTTAGAATTAAGAAGAATGCCAAAAAATGAAGAGGCAGATGTTGTTACTAATTTAGCAATGTCTTTAAAAAATAAATTAGATGAAATATCACCAGAATTAAAAAATACAAGAGCAAATTGGGCTAAAATAGAATTAGGAAGTGATTTATTTGAAGAAGGAAATAAATTATTAGGTAAAAATGTTGATGAAGCAGAAATAAGAATTAATGAAGTAATAAATTTAAATGATTCAGAGTTATTAAATTCATTTAGAGAAGGTATAGCTCGTTCAATAAAAAACAAGATATCAAAATCTAGGACAGCGAAAAATACATTTATAAGAGATTTAAATCGTCCTGATAGTAAAGAAAGAATAATATTAACTAAAATTTTTCCAAAAAATCAATTAGATGACCTATTAACAAAAGGCGAAATTGCTGAAGGTTCTATTATGGCAAAAGGTAAAATTTTAGGTGGAAGTCCAACTGCAATTACACAAGAACGAGTAAAAAATATTGGAACTGTTGAAGATGCAAGTAATTTAGCAAGTGTGATAAGTGGAAATTTTTTATCTGGAATTCCTTTAATTAAAAAATTTTTACCAGAAAAAACAAAAGGTTTATCAGACAAACAATTAGAACAAGTTGTACAATTAATTGTTACAGAAGATGCAGAATTGTTAAAAAAAGCTCTTACTGATATTAATTCAAGGCAATTAGCATTACAAAAACTAAATACAATTATTAATGTTGTAAGAGGTGGAACTGCATCGGCAAGTGGACAAACAACTGCAACAAATGTTTCATTTGATGAGCCAAACATTAATTTTTCACTTGGTGCTTTAGCATCAGAACAAAATGATGCAGTGCCTGAGTTTGTAAAAGGTTTATCTACATCTGCAAAACGAAAAATTATGCAAACTTTAGATTCAACATAATGTGGGGAGTAATACAATATTATATGCCAAAATTAAGTACACAAGAGGTAAAATCTCAAATAGACACACATGAAGCAGTTTGTGCTGAAAGATGGAAAGAAACTATATTGAGAATTAAACGAATAGAACATATTATGATAGGAACAGCAGGTACAACTATTGTCTTATTAATAGGTTTGCTTGTGAGGTAAAATGGACCCATTAACAATTGCAGGTGCTATTGGTGTTGCCACTAAAGCATTTAATACCATAAAACAAGGATTTGCAATTGGTCAAGATATAGACCAGATGGCATCACAAATTGGAAAATGGATGAGTGCAGTATCAGATGTTGACCAAGCAGAAAAAGAAGCAAAAAATCCACCATTATTTAAAAAACTTATGTATGCAAGTTCTATAGAACAACAAGCACTTGAAGCTTTTGCCGCTAAAAAAAAATTAGAACAACAAAGATATGAATTAAAACAATATTTAAGTCTTTCATTTGGACCACAAGCATGGAATGAATTACTTGCTATGGAAGGTAAAATAAGAAAAGAAAGACAGGAAAATTTTTATAAAAGAAAAGAAAGATTACATAAAATCATAAATGGTTTTGCTATTGGTTTATTAACATTAACAATCATTGGTTTTATATTTTTACTTTTATATTTGTACAAACAGAAAAATACATGAATAACGAAGATTTTATATATTTAACTTTAGGTGTTTGGGGATATTCTTTCTTATTTGGATATTTCTATTAACGGTGGCATACCTATCTCCGACCTTAGCATGCCTATTTATAGTGGGGTTGGGAGAAAACAAATGCTTTCCACGGAGCCCAATTCTTTAATCAACAAGTTGTAGCAATGTTATAGTATGCTTTGTTGAAATCATCATTTTTATTTCTTCTTCTGAATCTGCTTCAATCATAAATTGTAAATATTTTCCATGTTGTGGCATATCTGGTAAATTATCATATAATCTTATCTTAACATAATATCTATTTTCCATCAATCTTATCTCCTTTATTCCAAACACCTTGTAATTTTGTTTCTAAATTAACAACCAATTCATACCTTTTTTGAGCATCAAATGGTTTATCATTGTGTTGAGTACATAATTTTTCAGCATAATCCATATTTGCCATAATTATACAATGTAATTCTTCTTTTGATAATTCTAATTTATACATCTAAATTCTCCATCAATACATTGATAGGATATAATTTGTCTTTAGGCTCTGATATGCCATATAATGCACATTGACAAATAGGATTATCTTCTTTCAAAGAAAAATAAAAACATTTTGCTTTGTTAAAAGAGATAAATTTTGTCTTTCTGTATTGACCTCTGCCTAGAAATTCACTTACAAGATAATGTGTAATGTTATCTTTAAGATATTGATTATATTCTTTTTCTTGTGGTGTCATTTGTTTCTCCCATAAAACGTTATATTATTATATTATATTAATTGGTTAATAAGTCAACACATTTTGTGTTTATAATTTAGATTCAAAAAATTTAAATTGTTCTGTATTTTCAAAATAATATTTAATTTCATTAAGATTAGGAAATCTTTTTTGGGAATACAAACCAATATTTTCATCTAAAATTGTATCAAATTGTAATTTCTCCAATGGGTTATTGAATTTATTATATTCAATCTCATTAGTATGAATTTCAGAATGTAATTCAACAACATTATAATATGTTGCAAATCTAACCATGCAACCTTTATCAAATCCTTTTAATATCATGTATTGTTTATTATTTTTTGGACTTGTAAATATTCCAATAGGTTTGCATTTGTCTGGTGCTCCTCCTGCTAAACTATGATATTCATACTTTCCACAATACCATCTTTTTGCAAAAACAGTTTGAATTAATGGTATATCATCAATTTTTATTTTGTTTATTTTTTTTGTTATTTTTATTGTCATTTGTTTTCTCCCATGAAAATCTTTATATATAGATTATAATATTTATAATTCTAAATGTCAACACATATTGTGTTAAAAAATATAAAAAAGAGGGAAATTAATCCCTCAATTTTATTCTGTTTGTTAAGAAGTTCCACTACCATTAAAAACACCTTTTCTATCAGGTATGTTTTTAATACCTCTTTTTGCGAGTTCTTCTTTGTAAAAATTCTTCGCAAATTCATTACGTTGTCCTTTAGAATGTCCTAAAGCAAAAACGAATGTTTCATAAGCATTATGATAAAATTGTATTACTTGTTCATCAGAAAAATTTTCAATTTTATCAATTGCATCATAAGAATAAATCATATTGTTTTCTCCCTTTCTTAATGATTATACATATATTATAATATTTATAATTATAAAAGTCAACACATAATGTGTTCTTTTTTAAACTATTTTTTATTAGTTGGACTCAGTCTGGAATTGGATTCGAACTGCTTCTGGAATCCAAATCGAACTCAGTGCCAGTCCTAAAAAAATATGGACAAATAAATTTTTTTATTTTAATATAAAATTCTAGTTATGAATCTTAATTAATTAAATAATTTAGAATCTGCATAATTAAGGGAGAAATTTTAAAGTTTCTCCCTCTCCTTATTATTGAATTTTAGGCGCACATTGAATAGATACAGGTATTGGTATAAATCTACCAGTTACTTTTAATCTACTATGATAAATGATTGCTCTTAAATTTGCAGAATGACAATCATTGATGGCATTTATTGTTTCTTGCCTAGACATTTGAAACATATGTTTTTCATGTATCAATTCAGCTTTACCTTGTGGCACTTCAGAACCTAAAGTTACTGTTTTATGTTTAGGGGAACTGCAAGATGCAATTCCCATAATTATAATTAAAAGCAATATTCTCATATTTTCCTCCTAAACAGTTTCTAATTGCTTCCAAGCATCAGAATTTATCATATCTGATACTGAATTTTGTCTATCAACTTCAACAATGTATTTTTTTGTTTCATCTTTAACAATATCATTAAGATGAGTAGACCATGCTGTTGCTGATTGATAAGCACACCATAGAGAGCCTTTAGCATTATTTCTGCCATAATCACCTCTACCATGTATTTGTGTTACTTCTTCATCATATAAACCCATAAGAACTGCTAATTGTTTCTTATTTGTTTGATTGATACCTGCTAGTTGACTACCTTTTGATAATTTTTGTTTTGCAATTGTCTTTGTAAACATATCTTTAATTGCATTATCTTCAACAGGTGTATCCCACCATTTTTGAAATCTATCAGTTTCTTTTGTAACTGCTTCAATTGCATTTGAAATCTTATTATTAGCCATACTAATATCAAAAGATTTTGTATGTCTATTTGATGTATATGCTAATTTTTGACCAGTAACTAATGTATTGAAACAAACATGATTTAACCAACCAAAGAATGATTGAAATTTCCATCTGCCATTGTAAGAATTTCTTGCAATGAATTTTAAAGATAAATCATGTTCACCTATCTTTGTGTTATGGTCTTTTAATAAGACTTCCATTTTAGCCATAGCACCATTTTCATATGCATCTATTTTGATTTCTGAATTTTTAAAAGATACACCGCCTTTATCCATTTGCATTAAGGCACCTAAAAATGCTTCTTTATGATTAATTGGCTTATATTTAGATTTAACAATTCCTAATGGCTGATTGGTATCAGTTCTAACAATCTTTTGTGCCATATCTGTAGGTATGCCATCTATTTCTTCAATATTCACTTGAAAATTAATTTTCTCAAGTTGTTCTTCGTAAAGTTTAGTATCTAACATAATTGTCTCCTTTTTTATTTTATGATACTTAAGAGGAATAACCTTACATTCCTCCGTTTGGTTATAGGGGAAGTGGTTAATAAGCCACTTCCCATTTGATTAAATCCTCAATTGAAACACCAATACTTTTTGCTAATAATTTATTCTTAACAAAATTTTCAGCTTGTTTGTCTGCAATTCTTTGATTTATTTTTTTATTCTGTTGAATATAATCATCAAGAATAGATTGTAATTCTACAAGAGTATATTTATCAATATCAAGTCTATGTCTACAACCAGTTAATTCTTTTGAAATATCTGATATAGATTGATACACCATCTCTTTTCGATATTGCATAATTGAAGTTATATTTTGATAACAATATTCCTTTTCCCAATCTGTTAAAGGATATCCTTTATCTTCTTCTATATATTTTAAAGTTATTTTTAACATTCGTTTTCTCCCTAAAAACATTATATATATATTATATAATTATAAATACATATATGTCAACACATAATGTGTAGTTTTTTTAACTATTTTAAGTTAATTTATAATCTTTATCTATTCTGCCTAATTCTTTATTGCCGACAGTTTGATGTTTAATCCATATCTTCTTTTTCAGATTACCTTGATTATCTGTTAAATGTCTGAAATGACCTCTCCTGTCATGTTCTCTTTTAGGATTACCTTTGCCTGTAAATTTAGATTTATAAATCTTTCTTACTTTGTAATCTGATATATTTACATTTAGAACGTAATAATCATTTCTAGGCACTCTTTTACCCAATTTTGTATGTATAATTTTATTACTAGGTTCAATTAAAGTTTTATCATGGATATTTTGATTCATGAGTGCAAATAATGAAATTAAAAATCTTGCATCGCCCTCCATAGTAATCATGGCATGTCCTTGATGTTGAGCGATTTCTTCAGGAGTATAACCTTCTTTAAATTTCCACTCTGGTATTGACCAATGCATTGATGCACTTTGTGCTAAAGCTAATGTGTAACATAATTCTTTAAAACAATTAAATTCGTGATTATTATCATATTTAATTATTTTCTTAATGTATTTTACATATTCATCATTATCAGCAAGTCTTTGTTTTTCTTCTAGTTTCAAAATAAATTTTTTAGGTATATATTTAAAACTATAACTTCTACCTAACAAAGATGTACCTATTGAAAATGCTTGTATTTTTAATTCATCTTCATCTTTACATCTTCCTGTTTTTGGCAATTCATCTAATATATCAATTCTGGCAAGCTCATCTTGCCAATTTGTAATGAAATCAGTAATTGTAAAAGCCATAGTTGGAGTAAAGAATTTATCTTTCAACCCAGTTTCTTGCATAGATAAATGTTTAAATTTACCACCTGTAAACCACCAATTTTCATAAATAAAATATTCTTCATCTAATTTATTTTTATGTTTATAAATATGATAACCGACATTATCTGGATATTCATTGTGATTTTTATATTTCATATTATTTTTTTCAAAATAATTCTTCATAATATCCTGTCTTATATGCTCATTCCATTCTATCCATAAATTATCAAATGGTATTTTTGCATCTTCAAAGATTTCTAATAAAACAGATGGTTTTGACAATGACATATTCCAAGCATGTTCTATCATATTTGCATCTATTACAAATTTCTTGGCATTAACAAATTCAGTTTGTTTTTGTCTTATCATAGTATCTGCAGTTCGCCCTCCTTGATAGAGGGCTATTGCTCTTTTTGGTTGTGTAAGTGCAGATAATATTTCTGAACATAAAATTGGCTTATTCATTGTAATTCTCCCAATATTCATTCCATATTTCTGTAATTTTTTCATCAAAGCCACAATGACTTAAATTAGGACAACCACTATATTGTGATTGATATAATTTATATGATTTATCAATTGCTTCCTCAATACAATCAGAATTAGCAACTATATTAGGAACTTTTTTGTTAAGAAATTTATTGCCTTGTTCTTCTAAATAATTAAACATACTCATTAGATTTTCCTCCCTAATAAATCTTCTAATGAACGTCTATTATGTTCATCTTGTATCTTTGTAATTTCTGATTCTTTTGTAGAAATCATATAAGCAATAATATCAAAAGCATTTTTGATATCTTCTTTAGTTGTATTTGAATTATGATTATTTAGAGCTAAAATTAAATTATGTTTAGCTTTATCTAATTGTTTAACGTCTTCGTAAAGTTCTATTATCATTTGTTTTCTCCCAATTTGAATTAATGATAATTATATAATTACATAGGTAGGAGATAGGTCAACTCTTTTTTTTATATTTATAAAAGTTTTTTTTATTATATTTTCATTGCACGAAAATTTGCATTTTGAGTCCTCCATATCTCAATTTTTGCAAGTGCAGTTTCTCTAAAGTATTGATTTTTATAATGTTTTTCAGATGCAATTTTTACTGATTCAATATGTTTAATATAATCTTCATGTGCTTCTGCTTCTCTAGTTTGTGCTGAAATTGGTAAATGACTAAATTTTTTCATCAATAAAGCCTTACATGGTTTTGTATAGGCATTTAAATAATCTAATGTGGCTTTATCCTTTGCACATTCATTAGCACTCTTTTGTAACCAATCCATAGCTTTATGGATATCTTCTTCTGAAATAATTTCTTGCATTATTTATCCTCAAAAATACTTTTATAAATAGAATTTACAATGATTACATATTCTCTTTGTTTATATTGTGATATGTCAATTTCAGTTATTAATTCTCTAAATTTTTCTAATTTTTCTTGCATAGATACTCCTATATTAAAAGATTGCCATAAAGATTTAGATACAATACGACCATAATCTTCTGGTAATTTAAATATTCTCCAAAATGTGTCCTCATTGCCATGTTTGTCATGTAAATGAGCATGATGCCTTTGACATAGTGGCATACAATTATTATCACCTGCTTTTAATCCCATACCACGATATCCGTCCCATGGTTTTAAAAGATGATGTGCTTGTACACCACCACTACATCTATAAGAAGAATGATTTTGTAACGAACATGGTTTATTCGCTACAAATATCATAAAATTTTTATTACGAATTGGCTTGTGTTTGTAATTCTTCATATCTTGCCTTTAACATGTAACAGGCAAATGTTTTACCTTTTGATGTAACTAATTCAGTAATTATATCTAAACCTTCTTTTCTTAAATTAAAAATAATGGCACTTAATCTAAATGCACCATAGACATTTAAGGCATAATAAGGTGTTATCATGTTCATTTGTTCTAAATATCTTTTTACATTTTCTTCTTGTGAAAGATTTTCAGAACCTATTGGTGCATCAGACCTTGTACTTCGTGGGTGTGATTGCACTTCACTTAAAATTAAGTCTTTTATCTGCATAATTTCCTCCTTTAAAATGGTATATCATCATCTAAATTAGACGTGTCTATTTCTTTATCTTCTGATTCTGTGGTTTCTTGTTGTTCTGGTCTTTCATCAAATGCTCTTATTTTAAGACTTACATAATGATTGTTTTTTTCAGATACACTTTTCCATGCAGAACAAGTAAATCCACCATCATCAACAATATTATTAACAACACCTTTAGCATCTGGGTCTTTGTCTGAAAATTTTTTAGCATTTTCTTTTATTGTGCCAATTTCACGATATAATCCAACCATTTCTTGACCATCTTTATTTAATCTTTTTATGCCAACAATTCTCATTTCATTACCATTTATGTTTAATTTACCTTGTTGTATCAATGACATTTCTGGTTTATTTTCATTATCTTTCGGTATTGACCATAAAACACCACTATTGGTATTATCATATGTTTTACTGTTCATCTTTTTTGCCCTTTCCACTTGCTAAATTTCCATCATCATCTTGACCGAGTCCAAATAATGCTTGTAGACCATATCTTTTTGCATATGTGATGGCAGAACCCATTTTTTGTGGGTCATCCTTGTCTGTACCTTTTATAAGAACAGGAACTCTACAAGTAAGTATATCTTCTTTGTGAACATCACTTTTATGCCAAACAAATGTTTCAACATATATATCTCTTTCAATTGCTTGACCAGTTGTTACAGATACAGTTCCATCTTTATGTGTATCTTCCCTTTTTCTATCTAAAATAACTCTTTCATAATGGACACTTTGTGAAAAAGCTAATCCATATTCTGCACCTTGATTTACTGCATTTATAATAGATGTTAAATCAGCATATGTAGATTTAAAAAACGGATTGTTTTTATCTTTTACTGCTTGAATATTTTTTTGTTGAAACAAATTCATTGCTTGAGATAAATTTAATGTTGATGGCATACCAATAACATCTGCATCATCTTTTACATCTTCTTCAATAATAGTTTGGTCTTTTGCTAATTTTTCTTCGTTCTTCATATATTCCTCCATGCTTGAACTTTTTGTTTTACTTCATTTATCATTTCTTCTGACCACCTCCAATCATCTACATCTGGGTAAACCATGGAAGCTAATTCTTCTTTATCATCACTGATAGATAAGAATTTCATTATGCCAAGAGCAATCTGTTTTATTTGTTCTTGGTAAATCTCTAAATTATCCAATTTAAAAACTTTAAAATCTTTTGGTGTTGCATAAAACACTTCTGATTTTTTATCTTTGTAATGCATTTTATAAATTGCCATTTGTCTTTTATTGGACTCGGTTGCTTTTGATGGCATTCTTGCAGTTGTTTTTAAATCTACAACAACATCATCAAATACAAAATCTATATAGCCAATAATTGGTATTGGTAATTCATCAAATTGTATTTCAATTTTTTCTTGATATGTTTCTAAATTTTTATAATTAAAGTTTTTGTTAAGAATATTCCCATATTCTTTTAATTGTATATTTTCTTTATATCTTGTGGCATCTCCCCAATCTATACCTCCAAAATTACATAATTCAGTAAATTTATTTTCTGCATGTTGTATATCAAATATGCCTTCTTCATATTTTTTATGTAATGCATATTCAGATGCTGTTCCTCTATGCATTGATGCAGAACCATAATCATCTATTTTAAACAATTTTTGAGCAATAAATTTTGATGGTGAACTAATCCATGTAGATATAGAACTATGAGATAACCAAAAAATATCGTGATTAAAAAATGGATTGTTGCTTTTCATCTTCATTCTTCTTTCTTTGTTAATGTGGCAACCTAAGGAACAATTGTTAAGGCGAAATTCTTTAAGTTGCCACGGACTTTATGTTAATTTATTTTTATACATTTAAACCAATATGTCAACACAAAATGTGTTTACAAATAAAAAAAAATGGTATAATAATAAAGAATGAGATTAAAACAATATATTAAAACAAATAATTATAATTATAAAACCTTTGCAGAGGCATTAGGAACTAAACCAAGAAGTGTAGAAGCATGGGCTAAAGGCGATAGATTGCCAAGAAGTGATGATGCAAAAAAAATATTTGATTTTACAAATGGACAAGTAACAGGACAGGATTTGTATGAAGAACAAATACAACGCAAAGAAACAAATTTACAAAGGGAAAAAATTTGATAGCAAAAAAGAATTACAAAGATATTTAATTCTTGAAAAAATGGAGATGCAGAGGATGATTTTTAATTTAGAATTACAACCACAATTTCCTTTAATGGTAAATGGGAAAAAGATAGGTAGATATACTGCCGATTTTAGATACAAAACAAGGAAAGGTGATGTTGTTGTTGAAGATGTTAAATCAAAAATAACTAAAACTAGAGATTATATTTTAAGAAAAAAAATATTAGCAACATATTGTCCACCAATTATCATCACGGAGATTTTATGAGTTGGTCTGCATTAGATTGGGCATCTAAACAAAAAACAGGTTCTGGTAATAATAAATTAGTATTACTAACATTAGCTAATTTTTGTGATGATGAAAATAAATGTTTCCCAAGTTTTAAAACACTAATGCAGATAACAGAATTAAGTCGTTCAACAATTATAAGATGCATTAAATCATTGAAAGAAAACAATTTTATAAATGTAAAAGAAAGATATGAAAATTATTTAAATGATTCTCAAAGACAAACATCAAATATGTATTATTTACAGGTAGGGTGTCAGATTGACACTCATCAGTATCAGAATGACACTCACGTGAGTATCACACCGAAACGCCATGTAACCATTAATAATAAACATATTGTATATACAGATGATTTTAATGAATGGTGGAATCTTTATCCAAGAAAAGATGGTTCAAAGAAAAAGGCATTTGATTTATTTGAAAAGATAACTGACAAAATTTTAAATTTTGATGAATTGTATAGTTTTACTGTTAAATATAAACAGAGTGTAAAAGACAAAGACCATAAATTTATACCTCATGCTACAACATGGTTAAATCAAAGAAGATGGGAAACAGTTGACGAAAAAACAAAAATGAATTTAAATAAATTAGTAGGTTAATGGGAGAAAACAATGAATATTCACGAAAAATTATTACAAGAAAATATTAAGATACAAAGTTATGGACAACAAAAAACAATTTGTCCTAAATGTTCACATACTAGAAAAAATAAATATGATGCATGTTTATCAATAAATGTAGAACATGATATTGCAATATGGCATTGTCATCATTGCGATTGGAAAGGTTCTGTATATGATTCACCTAATTTTAAGAAAAAAAATGTTTCACATGAAACAAAAAAGAATGTAATTCCATTTGTTCCAGAAAATAAAAAATTATCTGATGAAGCACAAAATTGGTTAGAAAAAAGAGGAATAACACATTCAACCACTCATTTTATGGGATTATATACACAAAATGACAAATTATGTTTTCCATATTTTTACAACAAAGAAATTATAAATATAAAATTTAGAACAAAAGATAAAAGATTTCATCAATCTAAAGATGCATTAAAAACATTATATAACATTGATGGTTTGTATGAACATTGGCTTAAAAATGAAGATACACCAATAAAGAAACAAATTATATTTGTAGAAGGTGAAATTGATGTTTTGTCAATGATTGAAGCAGGATTTACAAATACAGTAAGTTTACCAGATGGTGCACCGAAAGAACCAAAATTTGATATGCAAGATAAAAGGTTTTCTGCTTTTGAACAGAGCGAATGGATATTTGATGCTGAAGAAGTAATCATTGCTACAGATAATGATGAAGCAGGAAATTCCCTTAAACTTGAATTGTTGCATAGATTTGGCAGGGATATATGTAAAGTTGTCCATTTTCCTCTGTACAAAGATAGTGCATTAGAAGATGAGAAACAAGTTAAAGATGCAAATGAGTGCCTTGTAAGATTTGGTAAAGATAAATTAAAAGAATGTATTTATAATGCAAAAGAATTTCCAATTGAAGATTTACATACTGCATTTGAATATAAAGATACAATTCAAAATATGTATGATGGCAATGTACAGAAAGCCATATCAACAGGTTTTGATAAATTAGATGAAATATACAAAATTATGCCATCTACATTTAATCTTATAACAGGTATACCAAATCATGGTAAATCTAATTTTCTTGACCAAATACTAATGAATTTAGCAGAACAACAAAATTGGAAATTATTTGTGTTTTCACCAGAACATTCAACACCAAATCACATTAGAAGATTGTTAGAAAAAAGATGTAGAAAACCATTTGATATTGGACCCTATGATAGAATTTCACAGAAAGAATTAATTGATGGTATGGATTTTCTAAATAATCATTTCAAATTTTTAGAAACATCTGATGTAATACCAACAATAGATTATATTTTGCAAAAGGCAAAATCAGCAAAACAAAGATATGGTATCAAAGGTCTTGTCATTGACCCTTTTAATCAAATTAGTGCAGATAGAGAAAATAATAAAAGAGAAGATGAACACATTAGGGACATAATTGCAAAATGTCAGCGATTTGCTAGAAATCATCAAGTTGTAGTTTGGATGGTTGCTCACCCACATAAATTACAAAGAAATGATGCAGGAGTTTTACCACCACCAGATTTGTATCAAGTAAGTGGCTCTGCACATTGGGCTAATATGTGTGATGTAGGATTAGTTATTCATAGAGATTTTGAAGAAAATATAACCAAAATTATTACAAGAAAAATTAGAGAACAAGGTATTTATGGAGAAATAGGTCAAAGAGAATTTAATTTTAATTATAGAACAAGATGTTATGAATAAAACAATAAAATATACTGTTAAAATTAAACCACCATATAATACATCACTACAATGTTATAATTGTAATGAATACATTTGGTTTCCATTTTGGGGATATGGTTTCAAATCAAAATGTAATTGTAAAAGGTTATCAAAATATGAGTAAAACAATGCACGATATATTTGATAATGGTCTTACAAAAAAACAGCAAGAACAAGTAGATAAGGCATTTGAAGAATTAATGGATTGGGTTAAATCTGTAGATAAAAAATTATATGACAAAATGCAATCAGAAACTATAACATATGAAAAATTTATGAAAAACAAACAGATAGAGGAAAAAGGTGTTATAGTAGATGAAGATAATCAGATAAATTTATTTTAGGAGGAATAATGCAAGTAGAAATGCGACCAATAAATGATTTAATACCATTTGAAAAAAACCCAAGAAAAAACCAAAAAGTAGGTAAAATTGCTCAATCAATAAAAGAATATGGTTTTACACAACCAATAGTTGTTGATGAAGATGATGTTGTAATAATTGGTCATACAAGATTAATGGCATCAAAAGAATTAGGATTAAAAAAAGTTCCAGTTTTAAAACAAAAATTAACTGATGAACAAACAAAAGCCTTAAGAATAGCTGATAATAGATTAAATGAAGATTCAGAATGGGATTATTTTTTATTAGGTGATGAATTGAAAGAATTATTAAATCTTAAATTTGATTTACAATTAACAGGTTTTGAGAAAACAGAATTAGAAAATTTATTAGATTTTGATACAGAAAATGATGATTTGCAATTTAATGATTTAGTTGTTGAACAAGATAAATATACAAAATCAATAGTGTTTTCATATGAAGATTTAGATAAATATCAACATGTAGTGGGATTATTAAATAAATATGTAGATAATCATTCTGATGTAAATTCAAATGAACAAGCATTAGAAAAATTATTAAATACAAATCAAGGCATGTGATATGATTATATTTGTAAACCCAATGTGGTCTGTTCAAACAATCAATTCTGATAGTAATTATGTGTTTCTTTCTTCTGTAATAACTAAATTTGAAGAAAAATATCCTCAATATTCATTCTTAATGCCATTTCCTGCATCAAAAGGTTTTAGATATTATGATGATGGCTTTTTTAGATTACCAAACATATTAAGAATACCACAGGCAATACCACAGGGTAAAAAACAAAATAATATCCATTTTGATACATTCTTTATTAAAAAAATATATGATACATATGGACCTTATTTAATATGGAATCAGATACCAGAATTAGCACCACAGTTAAAATATTTTATGGCAAATTTTCATATGGTGCCAACTGTTGTTAATCAACATCATTATATCTTACATGAGAGTTTACCATATCCATTAGAACCTAATTTACATTTTGTATTTATGCAATTGTGTGGAGATTATTGTGCTGATGTCAATTTATTTAATTCTGACCATTGTTGGAACATGACATTAGATAATATAAGAGAATATTTACCTAATCTTGAGAATAAAATCAGTGAAAAGAGAAAAATATTAAAATTTGGTTTCTTTGATAAAAATTATAAATATAAAAACGTAGAAAAATACGATAAATTTACATTCTTATTTAATCATAGATTTCAAGATTATAAAAATTGGAGAACGACATTTGAGGTATTTGACCAATTATATGATGAAGGATATAAATTCAATGTATTGGTAACTAAAGCAGGTGGCGATAGAATTAATATTATTAATGAAAAGCCATATGTAATGGTTAAAGATTTACCTACAAAAGAATTATATCTAAATGAAATACCTAAATGTCATTCAAATACATTTAATTCACAACATGAAACATTTTGTATATCTATATTAGAGAGCATGTTTTATGGATTATCTACAATAGTTCCTAATAGAACAACAATGCCAGAATTATTAGGTAAAGATAATTGGCAATTATTTAATTCTGAAAATGAACAGAAAGAAAAATTAATACATTTAATTAAGAACAAAGATGTAAATAAAAATTATGGTTATAAAAATCAAGAAAGAGCAAAAACATTTAATGTTGATGATTATGTAGATAAATTACATGAATTGTTTTCATCTTTAATTAGAAAAAATGTATTCACAGGCATGAAAGAACATAACAAACAGGGTTTTCTTAAAGTAATCAACAATAGAAAACAATTAGAATTATCTGATGTAGAAAAAATGATAAGAGATTGTGGATTAAGTAAAACTCAATCAATGCCAATGTTTAAGGCTAATTTAGCTTTATATGAATTAGGATATATACAAAGATTCTATAAAAATAAGGCTTTCTGGCAAAAACAATGACATTTTTTGTGTTGATAAATAAATAATTTTCGTGGTATATAAAAAAAGGTGGAAAAATTTTATTTAAAATTACATGGAATATTTAGCAAAATAAGTAACTATTTTTATCAAAAATACATAAATGAAAGAATGAAAAGAAGATGAAAAAAACAAAGGCTAAAAAAATTCAGAAAAAAGTAGGAAGACCAAAAACAGAGCTAAATTTAAATGAATTAGAAAAATTGTCACGATTAAATTGTACAATGCCAGAAATAGCTTTTTATTTCAATATACCATTAAGAACATTAGAAGATAAATTTACAAATGATAATGAAGTAAGAGAATCAATACTAAAAGGTCGTGCAACAGGTATGTTGTCATTAAGAAGAAAACAAATACAGATAATGGAAGAAACAAATTCAACACCAATGGCAATATGGCTTGGCAAACAAATTCTTGGTCAACGAGATAGACATGAGATTACACAGGACATAAATATTGAAGAAAGAAAGGTGCTAGACATTAGTAAATTAACAGATGATGACCTCAACACCATTGAACGAGTGCTTAAACATGCTATCGTTGAACCAAGTGAGAGCCGAGAAAATGAGGCGCTCCCTCAAATTGTTCATCAAAGAAGCATGGCAAACAATTGAGCCTAACAGAATTTATAATGATAATTGGCACATAGATGCAATATCTGACCATTTACAAGCTGTTGTTAATGGAGATATAAAAAGATTAATTATAAATATACCACCTAGGCATATGAAATCTATATCTGTTTCGGTAGCATTACCTGCTTGGACATGGACAATAGACCCTACAAAAAAGTTTTTATTTGCAAGTTATGCCTTATCTTTATCAATAAGAGATAGTGTTAAATGTAGAAGATTAATAGAAAGCCAATGGTATAAAGAATATTTTGGTGAAATATTTAGTCTTACAACCGACCAAAATCAAAAACAAAGATTTGAAAATGATAAAACAGGACAAAGAATAGCTACATCAGTTGATGGTGCATTAACAGGTGAAGGTGGTGATATAATATTAATAGATGACCCACACAATGTAAGAGAAGCAGAATCTGGTGTTGTAAGACAAGGTGTATTAGATTGGTGGGACCAAGCTATGCAAACAAGATTAAATGACCCTAAAAATGGTGCATTTATAATTATAATGCAACGTGTACATGAAAATGATTTAACAGGTCATATATTATCCAATGAATACAAAGATTGGGACCATTTATGTTTACCTGCAAGATATGAAGAAACACACCCTACACCAGTAAAATCAAGTCTTGGCTTTATTGACCCTAGAAAAAAAGAAGGTGAATTATTATGGTCATCAAGAATAGATGAAAAAACATTAAAGAATTTAGAAACAAGTTTAGGTTCTTATGGTGCATCTGGTCAATTGCAACAAAGACCAATGCCAAAAGGTGGTGGTATATTAAAAGCAGAATGGTGGGAACCATGGGAAGAAGATTTACCAAACATAGAATATCTAATACAATCATATGATACAGCATATTCTACAAAAGAAGCATCTAGTTATTCTGCAAGAACAACATGGGGAGTTTTTAAAAGAAATGGATATTATAATGCGATTGTAATTGAAATGTGGTATGATAGAGTTAATTATCCAGATTTAAGAAGGATTGCTCAAGAAGCATATGAAGATTACGAACCAGATGTTGTATTAATAGAGAAAAAGGCAAGTGGTCAAAGTTTATTACAAGATTTAAGAATGGCAGGAGTACCAGTATTAGAATATATGCCAGATAGAGATAAACAAGCAAGAGCACACGCATGTTCAGCCTTGTTAGAAGATGGTCGTATATTTTATCCTGCAGGAAGAAAATGGGCTAAAAATTTAATTGATATATGTTCAGCCTTTCCAACTGGAGATAATGATGATATAGTTGACACATGTACTCAAGCATGGTTAAGGTTGAGAAAAGGTTGGTTTATTACACATTCTACAGATTATGATGAAGATGAAATTGTAGAAAGAAAGAGATTAACACTATATGGTTAGTAAAATATTTAAACAAGGCATTGGTGCATTAGGAGAACTTTTATCTAACCAAAGAATAATGTCAGATGATGGGTTCGCTCCAGAAGCAATAGTTAAAGACATTAAAATTGTCAACAATGAAACAAATATAGATAAATTATTAGAGATTTCATCACGAGATGATGTCGCAAATATGATAATAAATGAATTAAATGCAGAAATGCCATTTGATGAAGTTGTTGAAATTGCTGATGATTTTTTAAGAAGTGATGATATAGAAACAAAAAAGGTCGGACAAATAATGAAAAATTATTTTAATGATTATAATGTATATGAAAACATGGCATCACCTGTTGGAATGGAAGAAATGCCTACTGATGTTGATAAAGTAAAAACAACTTATCCTATTGAAGTAGATGAAGAATTAAATAGAATTATAACAGAAATGAATAAATTTCAATAAAGGTAAAATATGGCTAAAGAACCTAATGTAATACCATTTCAAGAAGGCGCACCTGCCGATAATCTTGAAGTTGAAAATATTGGCGATGACCAAGTAGCAATTGGCGATAAATCATTAGATGATATTGTAGAGATAACATCAGAACATGATAGCAATCTTGCAGAAGAAATAGATGAAAATGAATTAAATAGAAAAGCGCAACATCTATTAGATGCATTTGAAAGTGATAAAGAAGCAAGAAGTGAATGGGAAGAAAGATATAAAGAAGGTTTGCAATCATTAGAGCCAGATGGTGGATTAACAGAAGAAGAAGAACAAAGAGCAACAAGAGGATTATCCACTGTTGTACATCCTATGATTGCAGAATCAGCCACACAATTTAATGCTAGAGCAATTGCAGAATTATATCCATCTGGTGGTCCTGTAAAAACAACTATTATTGGTGAACCTACAGAAGAATTAGAAGACCAAGCACGACGAGTTCGTGATTACATGAATTATCAGATAACACAGGAAATGCCTGAATACTTTCCTGATTTAGATACAATGTTATTTCAATTACCATTAATAGGACATGCATTTAAAAAAGTATATTATGATGCTAATCTTGGTAGACAATGTTCACAATTTGTAAAAGCAGAAGATTTTATTGTTGCGCCAGATAGTAAAGATTTACAAACTTCTATTAGATATTCACATGTAATTAGGATACCAAGAAATGATTACAATAAATATGTGGATAATGGATTTTATTTGCCAATAAAATTTGTAGGTTCAGAAGATGACCCTGTTGAAAATATTGGTTCTGAAATAGAAGGTTTATCTACATATGAAGATACAGAATACAATGAACAAGTAACATTAATAGAAATGCATGTGTATGAAACATTTGATGGTGTAGATGGTTATTCAGATACAGAAGAAAACAATGACATAGTGGCATTTCCTTATGTTGTTACGATAGATTATGATTCACAAAAGATAGTATCAATAAGACGTAATTATGAAGAAGATGATGATAAAAAATTAAAACAAGATTATTTTGTTTCATATAGATTTTTGCCCGGCACAGGCTTTTATGGTTTTGGTCTTTATCATTTAATAGGTGGATTAGGCAGAGCCGCCACAGGTTCATTGAGAGCATTATTAGATAGTGCCGCTTTTTCTAACATGCAGGGTGGTTTTAAATTAAAAGGTCGTGTTACAGGTGGTGATTTACAGGTAAATCCCGGTGAGTTTGCTGATTTAGATGCGACAGTAGATGATGTTAACAAGGCAATAATGCCACTACCATTTAAAGAACCATCTGGTACATTATTTAATCTTATGAACGCAATTGTAGAAGCAGGAAGAAGATTTGCAAGTACTGCCGATTTAAATGTTGGCGATGTAAATCCAAATGCACCAGTAGGTTCAACAGTTGCATTAATAGAACAAGGTGCTAAATCATTTTCTGCAATACATAAAAGATTACATTATTCACAAGGACAAGAATTTAAATTAATTGCAAAAAACAATTCTAAATTTTTACCTGCACAATTTGAATTTGCATTATCTGGTGTAACACAATTTATTAATTCTACAGATTTTGATGCAAAAATAGATATTTTACCAGTTTCAGACCCTAATGTATTTTCTACAGCACAAAGAATTGCACAAGGACAATCCGTATTACAATTGATGCAATCTGCACCAAATCTTTATGACCAATATGAAGCACATAAAAGAATGTTAGAAGCGATTAGAATACCTAACATTGATGAAATATTAAAAGAACCAGAACAGGCATCAAGAATAGACCCAGTTGATGAGAACATGAGTGTAATGTATGGAAAACCAATAAGAGCATTTCCAGAACAAGACCATGATGCTCATATTTCTGTACATATGCAATTTCTATCAGACCCATCTTTAGGTGGTAATCCCGGTGCTAGAAATTTGCAACCAATATTAATTGCTCATATTGCAGAACATGTTGCATTATTGTATAGACAACGAATGCAATCAGCAATTGGTCTTGAATTAGCAAAATTACCAGATATTCGTGACCCTAAATTTAAATTTGATGATATATCACCACAATTAGATATGGAAATATCTCAAAGAGCATCAGAAGTTGTACAACAATCACCACAAATGGAACAAATTAAAGCCATAACAAATATGGGACAACAACAACAACAAGGTAACCCTTTACAATATGCACAACAACTTGCACAATTAGAAGCACAAATTGCACAGATGAGAGCGCAAACAGATATGCAAATAGAAACTGCAAAAGCACAACAAGATATGGCTATAAAAGATGCAGAAGCAAAACAAGATATGGCAATTGATAATGCTAAATTACAACAAGATTTGATGGCAAAAATGAAGAAATTAGAAGCAGAAATACAAATATTACAACAAAAAAATTTAGCAAAAGGAGGCTAAAATGGCAATGGAACCACAAGTAGGAGATAGACCTACACCAGAAACAAGAGCATCAGATGTTGGAGTGGCATCAATGGAAGCTAGAGGAATGGGTAATCCAATGGGTAATCCAGAACAAACAACAGTTACTAAAAATTTAAGAGATTCAGAAGGTAATTTAAGAGCTTTAATGGGTGCAGATTTACCATCAATGAGAATGAAAGGCCTTTTATCTGATGAATTAATAGATGAAATGAATATGTTGATTTCAATGGGTCTTACAGAAGAACAAGCAACCGAGGCTTTGTCTGGTGATATTGAAAAAGAATTAAGAAGAAAACAATTTGAATTGATGAAACAATTAGACCCAAGAAGTGTTGTAAGAGAAGGCGAATCTATGAATGCGAAAGGAACAGGCGGTCCTGCAGATGCAATTATGAACATGATGGGAAGACCTGTTGGTGGCATGGTAACACCAGAAACAAAAGGCGCTACAAAAGGCGCTTTAGGTGCATTGGGTGGAGAAATACCAATGAGACCTGCTGAAGATGTCAAAGAAATGATGCGAACAAGAAATAAACAAAGAAATATGTAAATGGCTCCTATTACCACAAATGAATTTGGTGTATTAAAAGAAGGTCTACTATCACAAAGACAAGGTGTAAAACCTTTATCAAGATTTGGTATTGATTTTACATTAACACCAAAAAGTGCAATTTTTGGCACACTACCATTTGTTGGACAATTTGGTCAAATTGGAGATATAATTAATCAACAACAGGTAAACCAAATTGCAAGAAAAGCATTAGGTGAAAAACCAAGAAGTACATTTGATGCATTTACAACAGGTGATTTTTCAGCGACAAAACAATTGCAACAACAATTAGTTGATAATTATGGTCCAAATTATACAAGAGCAGATGTTCAAGAATTTGGCATGAAAAATTTTCCTAAATTAGATTTAGCACCGTTGATGAATAAAATGTATGATAAACAAGAATTAGAAGATGACTCAGAATTAAAACAAGTATACACAACTCAACCATTTCGTAGTGGTAGAACTGCACAAAATATATCAGGCACTGGTTTTAAAAGTGGTATAAGTGCTGAAGATAAAGCGCAAATAGAAGAAGATATTGGAATGTATGGTTTCAGTAATATACAAGATGCTATCAAAGGTGGTTTCTATGATGATGAATTAAAATCTACAGACCAATTTGCAGGCGATTCAATAACTCAATCAAATATTAAAGGTGCAGTTGACAAAGAAGGTAAAAACATTTATGACCCTGCATTTTCTAGAGCGGTTACATTAGAACAACAAGGCGATACTGCAGATGCAGAAAGCACATTTATTTGTACTGCATTATACAAAAAAGGATTATTACCTAGAAAAATATATCTATGTGATGTAATCTATGGTAGAAAAATTAATTTTTATACATATAAAGGTTATGAAATATGGGGTAAATGGTTTGCTAAAAAGATTGAAACAAATAAAACAATTTACAATGCTTTTTATCCAATCTTTGTCAAATGGTCTAACCAAATGGCATATGAAATTTCTGGAGGAAAATATGGCAAAAATAATATTTTTATTAAATTATGTAAAACAATTGGCGAAAAAATTAGTTACTCAGTTGGTTGGATTAGTGAAAGGAGAATCAAATGGCAGAGCAAATGATAGAAATAAGCAACATGGAGAAAAACGAAGAGTTGTTTATGGAAAAGATGGGGTTTCCAAGGGACGCGGAAGGCCTAGAACTAAGCGATGAACAATTAGTTAATTTTCTATTGTTATGTTATCAAGGTAAAATGTTACCACCAGAAGATATGGAAGAAACAGAAGATATGCAAGAAATGGAACATGATGATAATGTAAAGGTTAAAATTATTAAAATGGACAGTTCTAATGTACATGAAATGATGAATGATATGTTAGGTTCATCAAAGCCAGAGATGATGTAATGCCATTTAGCAAATATTCATCTAAACAAAAGGCAATAGCAAGAGTTGCAAAGCCAAGAAATAAAATAACAGGCGCTGATTTTAAAAAATTAGCAAAAAATAAAAAGAAGAAGAAAAATGGCAAAACCAAAAAAATCAAAGTCTAAAAAATCAAAAGCTGTACCTACAAATCCTAAGTTATATGCAAGAATAAAAGCAAAGACAAAGGCTAAATTTGATGTATATCCATCAGCATATGCAAATGCCTATCTTGTTAGAGAATACAAAAAAGCTGGTGGTGGCTACAGAACTAAAAAGACATAATCATGGCTAAACCAAGAGGTAAAGGTACATTACACAATTGGTTTAAAAAAGAAAAATGGGTAGATATATCTGCACCTAAAAAAGGTGGTGGCTATGAAAAATGTGGAAGAAAATCTGCAAAAAAAAGCAAGAGAGGATATCCAAAATGTGTACCTCAAGCTAAAGCCAACAAAATGACAAAATCTCAAATAAAATCTGCTGTAAAAAGAAAACGAGCAAATCCTTTGAAAAAAGTAAAAACAATTATTAAAAAGAAAAACAATGGCACCAAAAAGAAAACCTGACCCAAAAAAAGGAACAGGCAAAAAACCAAAAGGAAGTGATAGAAGATTATATACAGATGAAAACCCAAAAGATACTGTATCTATAAAATTTAAAACACCAACAGATGCAAGAAATACAGTAACAAAGGTAAGAAAATTAAAAAAACCATATGCAAGAAAGATACAGATATTAACAGTTGGTGAACAAAGAGCAAAAGTGATGAAAAAAAATCAAGTTGCTGATATATTTAAAAAAGCAAAACAAACTCTTAAAAAACAAAAGGAGAAAAAAGATGGCAAAAAAATCAGTTGAAGCACCAAAAGGTTTTCATTGGATGAAATCTGGTCAAGGTTTTAAATTGATGAAAGGTGATTATAAACCACACAAAGGTGCAGTTAAAAAAGCATCATTTGAAATACAAAAAGTTCATACACCTGCTCAAAAGAAAAAGTAATGGCAAAGATACCTAAATTAATTGAAATGTTAGGTTCATTAGGGGGTAAATTTTTATCTGAATCAGACCTTGATAGAGGTGCATTAGGCGAATTTATGGATAAAAAGATAGAAGATGCCAGAAATACACCATTTCAACCACCTGCAAATGTAAATATTCAAACAGGTGGTTTGCCAACTCAAAAGAAAATAGACATTACTAATGAAGCAATGAAAATGATAGATTTATCAGAGGCAAATCCATTTCAATTATTTGAAGAAGTTGAAGGTTATCAATTTGTTAATAAAACATTGATGAATGAATTATCTAAAGCAATTGAAATGAATAATTATGATGATGCAAGAAAATATATGAATACAATTCAAGATAAATATGAAGATTTTGGTGCAGGTGATTCAGAAGCAACTAATCTTATTGAAACTGTATTAGAAGAAGTGTTTATGGAAGGTATGTAATGGCAACATATAAAGGCAGAAAAGTTACATTAAATAAACCTAGAAGAATTGCAAAAGGTGAAACATCATATGGTAAAAAGAAGTCAGTTGTCTATGTGATGGATGGAGATAAAGTAAAAAGAGTAACTTTTGGTGACCCTAATATGAGAATTAAGAAAAATCAAAAAGGTCGTAGAAAGAATTTTAGAGCAAGACACAATTGCGACAATCCGGGACCTAAAACAAAAGCTAGATATTGGTCTTGTAAGGCATGGTAAAGGAGGAATATCTATGTCAGAACAACTTGAAGTTAATATATTAAGACCATTTGGACCTCGTATATTACATGCAAAAATGCCAAAACAATTTGTTGATGCATTAAACAAACAATGCGACAAAATTTTAGAAGATGACAATAAAAGAGAAGAATTAGATGAATCACATGAATTAGTAGGTCATGTTGCAGAAGAATTAAGATGTAATATAAAAGACCCAGAATTACATGCATTTGGTGGTTTTCTTGGTAATCTTACAAGAGGATTACATGATGAATTTATGAAAGAAAATCATGTAAGGTCAGATGAAAAGACAGCACAAGAAATATTAATACACAGTTCATGGTTTGTAAGGTCATTTGAAGGAGATTATAATCCTACTCATATACACACAAATGGCACTTTCTCATGTGTTGCATATTTAAAAGTACCAGAGGGAATAAGTCATAAAAACTCAAGAAATGTCAAAGAAAAATATGCAACAGAAGGATATATTGATTTTATATTTGGCTCAAGTTCTGTTGTAACACCGGGCAATCTATGTTGTATGCCAATTGTAGGAGATATATTTATTTTTCCTGCTCATTTATTTCATACAGTATATCCATTTTTTGGTGAAGGTGAAAGAAGGTCATTTTCTGCAAATATTAGTTTACAGGCAAAAAAAGATACATGAGTAAATTATTAAACATATTGAAATTTGGTGCTCGTGCATTAAAACCAGAAGAAAAAGGTTTTGGTGCATTAAATCCAGAAGGCTTTTTTTCACCTACAGAAAAAGTTTTGGACATAATGGAACAAAAAAAAGGCACACCAGAACAAATGTTTTCACAAATGAAAAAAATTGGTGGCAAATCTGTTAAAGAAGAAATGTTATTTACAGGTGTTGAAGATGCTTTTGCAACAACACCAAAAGTTACAAAAGAAGAATTATTAAATTATCTATCAGATAATAAAACAGAAATAGACCAAATTGTTAAATCTGAAAAGAAAATGAAAGAAGCAGGTCAAGGTGATTATGCATTTTATAAAATTGATTTTAGTGATATAGGAGCTTCTGATTTTACTGAACCAGAATTATATCAATCTTTGATAGATAAACCAAAATTATTACCACATACAGATGATTTAAAAGAAACAATATCAGCAATTGAGATTGAAGAATTAAATCCAGACAATGTGAAATTTATGGGTGGTGAATTTAATATAAGACCAGAATTGGTACAATATAGATTTCAAGAAGGCAAAGATATATATGATATAAGAGGAAGTGACGATTATGGTTATGAGGTCTATGAAAATGGTAAATTGTTTGTTCCTGATGGACAAAATAGTCTTTTCCCATCATTAAATGAATCAGGTTTGATTGTTAATTCATTAAGAGAAGAAAAATTTAGGAAAAATAATCCAATACAACAATCAAGATATGATTTATCGCCAAGACATGAGGCTTATACTTTGCCCGGTGGTGATAATTATCAAGAAATTGTATTATCAATGGAAAGTTTGCCAGACAAATATTCTGAAAATTTAGGTAAATTAACAGATACAAAAGAAATAATGTCAAAAGCAAAAATTATTCCCAAAGATGCAACTTACAGTACAACAGAAACAGGAATGAGGTCTGTTAAATTTGGTGATAAAGAAATTATCTTTGATGCAGATAGAGTAAAAGCATTAGAAGATGGTAATGTTGTAGAAGCATATTCTGGTGAACCCGGCAAATTTCAGATGAATCCTGAAACAAAAGAAATAATGAGAATAAAACCTGAATATGTAAATTCAACACATTTTTATGAACCGAATGTTTTAACATGGTTAAGAACAAAAGATAGAACAGATATTGATGGTAATAAAATATTATATGTTGAAGAAATACAATCAGATTTATCACAAAGAGGTCGTGGTAAATTGTTAATGGGACAATCAGAAAAAAAGAATTTTATAAATACAAAAAATTCTGTAATTTATGGTGATATATTGGATGATTTTAATAATTTAAAACAAATAACAAACATTGATGAATATAAAGGTGTAAGACAAACAATTATGCCAAATGCACAAGATTCAAAGATTACAGGCATTGGACAATCATTTGTTGGACATAAAGATGCACCAATTAGTTCAAAATATTTAGATGAATCTGGTTTAAAAAATATTGGTTATTCATTAGAAGATTTAATTAAAAAACAAATGACAAAATATAAATATTTAACATTAAAGCCAAAACAATTACAGAATTTAGTAAATCAAGGCATTTCTAAAAATAATGTTGCTCAATTCAAAGAAGTTGTATCAGATGCTAATATAGATAAATTATTAAAAAATAATACATATGTTTATAAACCAGAGGTACAGGCAGATGTAGAAAAAAGTCTTATTGGTTACGAAGATAAATTATACACAAATGTAGATGATTATGTAGAGCCACAATATATAGAGGAACAAATTGAAACATTAAAAGCAGGTGTGTTTTTTGATATATTAAAAGATAAACTTTTGAAAAAACAAACTAATAATCAAGAATTAATAAAATTGCAAGAAAGATACAAAAGACAAATTCAAAGAGGAGAGACTGAAAACCCTGTTATTAAATCTACATTTAATTCTGAATTAAATAGTTTATTAAGAAATACAAAAGCATTTCTTTCATCAAATGAGATAGAAGATTTGTTTAAATTATATTATTCAAAACAAAGATTTAAAGAACTTGAAAATAATGCATTAGACAATTTTTTAAGATTAGAAGATATTTCTAAACAAGATTTTTTAGATAATGTAGATGTAGATGTACATGAATTTAGTAATGAGCCTGTACAAAAAGCACAAGAAAAATTTAAAACTTTCAAAGCTATGTATTATAATAGTGAATTAGATGGTATTTTGAATAAAGCAGATAAATTTGATGCTGATGAATTAAAAACATTTGATTATAGTCCAAATGCAAAACAAGAAGTCTTTGATACATTAAAAAATTTAAAAACAAATTTATCCAAAGCTGTAAGTTACAATACAAGAATAAATCCATTGTCAGAATCATATCCATCAGCACCATTTGTAGGTTCTACAGAAAGATTTACTGAATTAGCTATTAAGAACGCATTAACATACGCATCTAAAAATGGATATGATGGTGTTTCATTTTCAAATGGATTAATACATGCTCAAAGATGGAATAGTCCTGAATTAAAAGATTATTATGATAAAACAATACCAAAAGTATTAAATGATTTATTTAAACAAACAGGTGTTGAAATTGAAAACGAAACAATATTTACAGATAAATCATTTTTAGATAAATATAAAGATGACTCATTAGATTATGATGAACATATACCAGAAGATTATGATTTTATTCAAGTGTTAGAAGAAGGCATGAATATTGAGACTGATGGAGGTTATATTAAAGATTCACCAACAATATATTTAAAAAAAGAAGGTGCTTATAATATTGATGGCACACTTAAAAAAGTAGATACAAATGCAAAAAAATATATTGATAGTGGTGTTTCATTATATACACCAATTATTGGAACAGGTTTAACAGGTGTTGTTACATCAAAATTATTAGGTTCTGAAGAAGATATTGTAGAAGATGAAGTTTTATAATGTCTAAATATAGAAAAATGATACAAATGTTAAATAAGGCTGTACAAAAACTACCTGATAAATCTGGTGCATTAGATACATCATATAGATTGCAACATCAACCAAGACCAGATGGTGCAAGGTTAGATGATATGACAAAAGGTGGAGAAGTTTTTCCAGATGACATTTATTCGCCAGAAGGATTAAGATATTATGGTAATCCTAATAACATATTTGATAGAGAGAGTTTTGAAATCATCCAGAATGTAAAAGGAGACCCAGAAGCAGAGGTAACTATATTTAGAGCAGTGCCTGATGATGATAATATAAATACAATAAATCATGGAGATTTTGTAACTTTAAGTAGAAGTTATGCAGAAATGCATGGTCAAAGTGGATATGGTATAGATGGACAACAATCTGGAAAAGTATTATCAATGAAAGTAAAAGTTAAAGATTTGTTTTCAGATGGCAATGACCTAAATGAATTTGGTTATTTTCCAAAGGAGTAAATATGGCAAAAACAGCTATAAAAAAAGTGGCAAATGCAGAAATTAGAGCCGCTAAAAAATATTTAGAAAGAAGAAAAATAACTACAGATGATGTAAGTCCAAAAAAATTTGCTCAATTAGCAAAAAAACTTGACAAATCATTTAATGAAACACTTAAAATATTAGCAAAAACATTATCAGCAGGACAAGTATAATGAATGTAAATGAATTTCTTAAAAGTTTAAATATGAAAATACCAAGAATAGAAATAGAAGGTAAAAAGCTAAAACAAAGAGATTACATACCAATATCACCAAATCCAATAACAACTGAAACTGATTTGATTATGGGTAATATAGATTTAGATTTTGAAACACCATCTGGTGTTCAATTTGGTGGAGGCATTTCACCTTTTTTTGTTGAGGGAGAAACTAATTTTCCTCAAGATTTACAAAAAATGGGAGCACCTGCATCACAAAAATTTGGTTCTGGATTGTCTTTAAGACAAATGAGAGCTTATTTAGGTTTACCTATTGATGACACATCATCTGTAAGATTAGACACAAGATTTGAAGATGACATATCAAAACCAACTGGTGCAAATATTACATTTGAAAAGAGATTTTAATGGAACATGATAAAACATTTAGAAAAGGAACAGAAGATACATTAACAGATGTATTTGATTATTTGCAGGGTTTCGGTGTGATGGACCCATCTGTAAGAAAAGGTGAAAAAACAAATCAAGATATCGCACAATCATTTTCTGGAACAGAAGAAGAAATGGGTTTATTAGATTTTACAACATTGGGTACTTTATTTGCAGGACAAGAAGGCAAAAGAGAATTAGAAAAATTAATACCAGATGAAACAGAAAGAAAAATGTTTTATACATTAGCAATGACAAAAGGTCCAACAATAGCAGGAATGACAATTGCTGATTTAATTACTAACAAAGGTCAAGGGATTGCTAAATTGGGATTGCCATTATTAGATATGCAATTAGGTGTTGCAGAAGGTGTTCCATTTACTGCAGTTGCAATAAGACCTGTTCGTAATTTTTTAAAATCTTTGAAAAATAAAATAACACCAATTGAAAACATAAAAACTCCTACTAAATAAATAGCAGGAGCTTTCAAGGGAGGATGCGTAAATGTACAATTTATATGTACAATTAAATCCTATTCATTTTTATTGCTCTTTGCAATACTCTTTCCCTTTCTCTTTGATTTAAATTTGAAATTGGATTTAGAACCTTGATGGCAAATTGTCTTTCATTTTCTACTGTAAATGTATATTTTCTAGGTTCTCGTGTAACATCAAACATTTGATTTAACACATCAAGAGTGAAACCCTGTTGCTCACAGAGTTTCTTTGCTTCTGATTTTGTAATTTTATCTTTCATTTGTTTTCTCCCTATTAATATTTAACACTAAATTTATCTTCTAATTTATCAAAATTAGCTTTATTTACTAATTCAACAAATAACTCAAAAGGGTCTTTACCAGATACATTCATTAAAGAATTTGTTGTATCATCTAAAGAACCCATAACACCATCTGAAAAGACAGTTATAACACCGACAGTCTTATAATTATAACCATCTAATGTAAATTGTATATTCCAAGCAGGAACATCTGTATTCCAACCAAACATATGTTTTTTTGAAGATTGTCTTTCAAAATTAAAATATGAATTTGTAGGGTGTGGAGCTTTATTAACATAATCTCTATAATTACCCTTACCTGTTATATTTGTATTTAATGTAGTCTGCATTTTGTTTTCTCCCTTATTTATGTTTATACATTTTATATTTATAAATATATAATAACATTATTTATTATGATATGTCAACACAAAAAGTGTTTTTTTTTAAATAATACTTTAATTAATTTAATTAAGTGTTACATTTAATTATGTTAAACAGAACATTATTTTCTAAACTTTTGAAAGGAGGAAAGAAAATGTATCATGGTAAAAAGAAAAAAGGCATGAACAAAACAACAAAAACTGCTATGAAAAAAAAGCCAATGAAGAAAAAAGGCAAGAAAAGTTATGGCAGAGCATAAAGAAAGAAAAGATGTTACAGTTAATGTAACAGGTGTTTCTATGTCTGGGGAGGCTGAAATAAATGAACACAATAGACCTGTTAAATCAGATAAAGAAGAACCTACAGGAGAGAAAACAACAGATAGCGAATGACATGGTTTTAGGCAGAATGTCTGACCACATTCAATATCAAAAAGCCGTTGGTGTTGCAGAAGGATTGGAACAATCATCTGAAATCATTGACGAGACATTAAAAAAAATAGATAAGGAGATGTAATCGTGAGTCATCAACACGCAATTATTACTGATAGTGTTACAAAGGCATCTATTGGTACTCACCAACTTCCAAGACCAATGAATTGGAAAGTTTTAATACAACCTAATGATATCAAAGCAGAAACAAAAGGTGGCATACTTTTGCCAGACAAAGTTAAAGAAAATGAGCAAATTCTAACTGCTCATGGCACTGTTATGGCTCTTGGCGAACTTGCCTATAGAGAAAGAGAAACAGGTGCTAAGTGGAAACAAGAAATTATTCCACAAATTGGCGATAAAGTAACTTATGGCAAATATGCAGGGCAAAAAATTGTTGTTAATAATGTAAGATTTTTACTTCTTAATGATGATGAAATAACTGCAATATTACCAGATGAAGTTGAAGTAACTGCATACATATAATTAGGAGATAAATATGGAAAATGTTGAACAAAATGAAGCATTAGATAAAGTTAATGCTGAAATAAATGAAGCTATTGAAGAAACAAAAAATAAAAATAATGAAATAGAATTAGAAATTACAGATGAAGTTGAAAAATCTAATGTAAAAGAAGAAGAAGATAAAAAAGAAAAGAAAAAAATTGAAGATGCAAAATATAGTGCAAGTGTACAAAAAAGAATAAAAAAAATACTTGCCGATAAAAATGAAGCTGAAGAAAGAGCAAATAATCTGCAAAATGAATTGCAATCTGTATCACAAAGATTAGCAAAAATTGAACAGAATAATGAAAAAGCAGGGCAAAATCAACTTGCAGAACATTATAATTTAACTAAAAAAGCTCTTGCAAAAGCAATTGAAGAAGGCGATACAGAAGCACAAGTTAAATTTAATGAAGAATTAGTTGATTTAAAAACAAGTTTAGCTTTACAAAGAATAGAAAAACAAAACAAAGCACAAAATGTATCACCAACAGTAGATAAAGCTAATTATGTACAACAAAACCCTGCACCTGCACTTGCACAAGATTGGTGGCAAAAAAATAATTGGTTTAATGCAAAAGGATTTGACCAAGAAACAGCTTTAGCAAGAGCAATAGATGTTCAATTAGATATAGAGGGTTTTGATAAAAATTCTCCAACATATTATCAAGAACTAAATAATCGTTTACAAAAAAGATTTCCCGAGTTAATATCACAAGATGAAGTCGTTTCTGAACAACCAAAAGCAAAAAGTAGACAAACAGTTGCACCAACTACAGGTGGCTCTGGTTATAAAGGAAAACGATTAACTATGTCTTCGCAGGAACTTGCTATGGCTAGAGAATTAGGTATTACAGACCCAGACGCATTAAAAAAATATGCTAAGGAAATCTCAACATTAAAAGGGAGAAATAGCTAATGTCTATAAATAGAAATGTAAGAAACGAAGATTTGAGAGTATCAGTTAGAGATGGGGAAAGTAGACCTCAAACAAATTGGACTCCACCAGCATTGTTGGATGCACCAGAAGCACGACCGGGCATGGTTCAACGATGGGTAAGTACCACGATTCAGGGTAAGGAAACTCCAGACAACGTATACAAACGTATGCGAGAAGGTTGGGAGCCGAGAAAATCTAGTACAGTAAAAGACCAAAAATTTCCAACTATCAACCATGGTCAATGGGCAGGTTGTATAGGTATTGAGGGAATGCTTTTATGTGAAATGCCAAAAGAAAAACATCAAGCGATGAAGGATTATTACAAAGGAAAAAGCAATGACCAAAATGAAGCCCTTACTGGTGAACTAGATTCTTTAGGTCGTAAAGTTGGACAACCTATCTACCAAGATAGACAGTCTAGCAGTAGTCGTGGTAGAGAAAATTTATCTGCCATGGAGGATTAACCGCTAACGGAAGGAAAATATTATGGCAAATCCTAATGCACCTTATGGTTTTAAGGTAGTCCGTCATATGAGTGGTAATGCCCCAAGAGCAAACAAATATACTATAACATCAGGTCTAGCAGAAAATATTTTTACTGGTGACCTATGTGTGTTGACAACAGATGGTGTAATCACACCTCATACTGCAGCAGAAACAAATAATATAGGTGTATTTGCAGGGGTTTCATACACTGCAAGTGATGGAGAATATGTGTATTCAAAATTTTGGCCGTCAGGCACAGTGGCTACAGATATTGTGGCTTATGTGTATGATGACCCATATATTGTGTTTAGAATACAATCAGAAGGCACACCTGCACAAACAGATGTTGGTGCATGTGCTGACGTAGTAGCTGGTGCAGGTTCAACAACAACAGGTCAATCTGGTTTTGACTTAGCAGGAACCACAAGCACTGGAACAGCAACATGCAAAGTTATTGGTTTATGGGAAGACCCATCTAATAGTTTTGCTCAATATGCACAGCTTGAAGTACTCATTAATGAGCACTTATTAAAAGCTACTGCAGGAATATAAGGAGAGTAATTTATGTCTATGAATAGAGCGCAATTTGCTAAATTACTTGAGCCGGGATTGAA